GGAATTAACCCCAGTAGTTGTTGCAACCACATCCATAACCGCTACGACCGTATGCGGCATCACCGGCATAAGCGCCAAAGGCGGCAGCGCGGTAAGTGTCAAGGTTTACGCCGACAATGTTCGGATATTGTACCGGAACTGTGTTAGGCAACTTACATTTGATGCCGTCAACGTCGCTTTGTAATGCCTGTAATCCTGCCGCCAAAGGAGCAATCTGTTGTCCTACCGCATTCAGGATAGTGGCGTTTTGGTTACGTTGAGAGATTTCACCTTGTAATGTGGTGTTTTGGGCTGTAAGCGCAGCAATCTTATCCTGAAGAGCCTGCGTTTGGATGGAATCCAATTTAGCCAAAATCGCACGAGTGTTCTCATTACCACTGTCCACAATGGAGTGGGTTTGTTCAGACGTAGCAATACGGGTTTCGTATCCTTGTCTTTCAATAGCCTGCTGTACATTGCAGCAACAGTTAGCCAACTGGGTTGCAAGAGCGGAATTGCCAGCCTGGATGCTGTTGATGATTTGCTGGCTGCTCATGCCAATCTGACTGCCAACGTTACAGAGCTGAGTAGAAACAGCATTGATGGCAGATTCAATCTGTCCGACAGAACAGTTGATGGAGCTTGCCAATTGGTTAAGGTCAATTCCATTACGTTGGATGGCTGACATAATCATTTCACGCTCTGCTGAATTGCCTTGATTGTTGTTTCCACCGAAGCCGAAATTGCCATTACCGAAAATGGCTGCAATCACGATAAGCGCAATGATGTCCTGAAAACCACCATTGTTGCCAAAGAAACCGCCGTTGCCATTGCCGCCCATAAGACCCATCAGATAGCCGGTGTCAATTCCTCTGTTTTGTAAGGACGGAAGAATGGATGCAAGCAGTCCGTTGCTTGAACCTGCACCGCCGTCCTGGTTAAAAACGTACGTTCGTTCCATAGAGATTTATATTTATACTAATTACGGTCAATATCAACCGCATCACAAAAGTATAAATACGCAATATGACATGAAATCAATTGTTTCCCAACGATTTCTTTATATTTTCCCAATATATTCTCAACATTTTCCCACCTTCCATGCGCTCCTGGAAATTGGAAATCATGTAGTTTATCGCACGCTTGGTCTTGTGAATTTGTAAGGCTATCTGAGACGGATACATGCCCCTTTCAACCAATAGCCGGACAAGCAGATAGCGGGCGTCCACGGTTTCCGTGTCCTTATCTGAAGATAGTATTCGGCTGGCGGGAATTTCGGTCTCCTGCGCCACGAGACTAATTGTTTCGGCAAAGATTTCTGACTTACACATAGTTTTTCTGAATTTTATATTTATCTTTGCCCTGCCACATAAAATATATTGATTCTATACGAACAAAGCACAAGATACCGTGTTGAAGATATTTAAGCCTCCAACGTGCGGTATCTTATGCTTTTTCAAATTTTTATGTGGCAATAATTATTTGAACGTTGGGGGCTTTCTTTATACTCTAAGCCCCCGAAAGAGTGCCAGCCATAAGCCGACTTCTACATCGTTAATTTCTTTCCTACCATACGAATAGATTATAACTTATTCCTGCGCCTATATACATGCCGCCCGGATAACCATACCCAACCTGCAACCCTAATCCCCAGCGCTTCTTCTTAGGCTTAATGGCGACCGGATGATAGATGTCATTCGTTACCGTCTGATAAACAATTCTCGGATATACGGTCATGCTATCCAGCCGCGGGTCTACATATCCGCTCACCACAGCACGATACAGGCTGTCCTCATATACGGCTTGTTTGCGGTGGAATACTGTATCTCCTATCTGTATAGTATCAGCAGGCAGGATACGCCAAAACACGGCTATCGGCGCGGAGATGAGAACCGTGTCAGTCTTGACAACCGTCTGTATCTTCGTCTCGGTACGGATTTCTGCCGGGAGAGGCTCGAGCGGGCGGAACCAAGCTGCTACACAAGCGATAGCCAGTAATACGACCAATATCCACGGTAACGATTTCATAACCTCAACAAATAATGATTAACAACCATGCCTACACATACAGCAGCTACACCGCACAGCAAATCCGTTTTGTTCCATTTACCGTTATAGTAGTGGCAACGGTCGCTGTTCTCCTTGATAAAGAGCATCAGCAGTGCAGTACTGCCGCCAAAGATTATGGCGGTGGATAAATAGACCACCGCACCTAAGATGTTATTTCTCATATCTTATCCCAGTTTTGTTTTAGCCAGTTTATTTCCTCCTCGGTAAAGCTGCGGTCGGCGATGATGATTTTGCCGTGGCAACCGTAAAAAACTCTATTATCAGATATTCGAACCCTTCCAATTGTTAATGTATCTGTATCAATAGAATCCCCAAATTTTATAGCATTGCCATTATAACTGGTTTTAGTTTGATAAGTAATTCCATTGATTACACTAATATCATTTCTATTTAAAAAAGAATAAGTATCAAAATCTCCATCTACACCTTCGTTTACTTCTATGTTGAAAGCTCCGTTAGTTGGCTGTGTTGATTTAGATATGAAACCTCTTCTCTTAGTTATATCATCTAAATCAAAATGAGTCCTATCCGCCATCACCGTGTAATCCGTTAATATAGGGAAACCGTAGCAGACGGCGTACATCTTGCCGTCGTAGCAGAGCTGGTCGGGATAGTCAGGGATTTCCTCAATAACTATCTCATCGACATTGAAGGTCTTGTCATTGCCAAAATAGCACCGATTATAGTAAATGTAATCAATGAGGGCGTCTTCAGACAATTCTATATCCTTGAATGTATAAGTATATGTACCATCTTCAGAAATAAGTAATTTATTTCCCTGGTATATACCGGTAGACAAAAAATATCCATATTCAATTACAAGTGGAGTATCAAGATTAGCAACTCCTTTGATTTTAAGTGTTATAGTTTTTTCTATTGGAATATTACTGTTATCGGTTACTTGACCGAATACGGAATAATTGCCTTTGTATATACCTCTTGCTATTACTTTATTTGCAAAACGCTTGAAATCATCGAATGCTAAATTTTCAGCGTTTGTCATATCAAGCTGGTACACTCCCATACCGCTGTTTAGCTTACCCTTCCCACCGTACAGATAGGCGTGGTTGCCGTTGCCGCTAAGGTCTTGGAGTATGGAGGTGGGGAGCTGCTTGATAGTTACGTTACACTCACCGACAACCAATCCCTCAATTGCCAGCCAGACGCAATCGGTCATTTGAATTTCATTTATACCATTGTTTAAGACTGTATTAAAATATTCGTCATCAGAGTTTTGATATACAATTCTGAACTGTTTGTCTACTGTTTGTCCCGTTACATAAACTTTTAAAAGAATGGACGGACTGTTAACTGCAAGGGAAAAAATATCATGAGATGTACTTATGACATTAGTTATAGTAACACTTTGTCCGTTAATTGTACCCGAACCGTTTTCTGCATTTATTATTCCTCTTGTAAAATCACCAACATACGCCTCAATAACATCATAGTTAGTCATGCCCTGCTTCTTCGGGTCGTAGATAGCCTTGATTGCCTCCTTCATCCCCGAAGGATATACAAGTCCCTTTTTACCGCTATCGGGCACACCAATCCACGGTACGCCAATGGAAGGCATGCTGATTACCGGCATGCTGATAGTGGGAATAGTGATGCCTTTCATTACTGTTCCTCCCTAACCATTTTGGCGGACTCTACCTCGGTTTGGCTCTTAATCGTTACGGTTATGCCGCTGGCTATGCCTACAAGACGGAATATTGCGTTGGGAGCATCGTTTTCGCCACGAATATCCGGGTACAATATCATAGGCGTCATGTCTTCTATATTTGCATATGCGCTTATTCTTCCGCCCTTATTCTTTATCTGTATGGTTACGGGATTTCCGTCACTTACGAAGCTCGCTTGATATGATAAATTATTGCCTTCTTTCTTTTCGAATGATAAAACTTCTGCTGCCATGATGTTTACTTTTTAGAGTTTCAATACTTGGTTTCTGTTCCCTTCCCCTCGATAGCTGACGTGTACCCAATCGGGACCAACTGCATCTCCTTTCTCCCAAATCAATTGGTCGAAGGAAAGTTTCAATTCTTGAATGAGGTTGAACAGTTTTCTGTTCTCTGCCGGAGTATTCGGCGTACCGACAATATCGGCAGCCCTTCCGTTCATGTGGTCGCTTGTTTTAGAACCGCCTACAGCCCTATTCAAAGCCTCACAACGGTAGCCACTTGATACAACGATAGGTTTACCGTAAGCCTTTCTTAAAGGGTCAAGCACATTGTCTATCAACGCCTGCGCATTGGGTAGCAGTTCTTTGGGTAGTCTGTTGTCTATGCCTTTCTTTTCAGCCGTTTCGCTCTTGACAAATTCCGCAATGGTAAAATATCCCATGATTATTCCTCCCTCTTAAAGTATTTGCCATAAACCACATGAGCTATCCACCCGGCAACAACGCCAATGCCGAATGACACAACAGTAGTCAAGTTTACCCAAAACGGGGTGTAGTGCATGTACAGCATGACTCCCACGATAACAGCGATAATAACCGCCACGAAAATCAGTTTCTTTTTCATTTTGTTTCCTCCTCTTTTTTATCATTATTGTTTTCTTTGTCCCCTAATTCGTATTCCCCGCTCAACAGCTTTTTCAACCGGCATTTCTCACGGGAAGGCAACCGGCGGATACATTCATCATCCGGGCGCTCGCATACGTTGTATTGGGCGACCTTCAATGCCAGCTCCAATTCTCCGTTTCTTTTCAGCAATTCAACGTTACGGTTTTCCAGTTCTCGAAACTCGGCATACAGCCCGTCAAGCTTTTTAGACACAGCCTCGTACTTCTGTTGCAACCAGTCGTATTGCTTACGGAGGGTTTCAAGTTCCGCATTGTCCGCTTCCGCTTCGGCTTTCCGGTTCTCGGTCTTACGGTTGAGCAGGTGCTTCACGAATTCCCAGCCACCCATTGCAGTAATAAAACCGCCGAATGCTATAAAAAAAGTTTCCACCATTTTATTGTTATATTTCAGGGTTATTCATACTTTTGCCTTAATAAAACTTATATTTGATTTAAGATAGGTTCGTATCCCGCCCTGCTTGCGACAAGTAGGACGGGAATTCTTATATTGTACCGTAGTATCTGAACCATGCTCCCCATTTCCTCTCCTTCAGGTAATCCGGGTTATCCTGGTTGAGCCTGGCTTCCATTTCGAATGCGCTTGCACGGTAAGCGTTTTTATTGACCTTACCGCCGCCTATATTGTTATCGGTAAACAGGTGGTACACAAAGCTCACAAACCACTCTGTTAGGTAAAGCAGATAATAGAAGGTGGGTATCAATAGCAGCCACCATACACCGACATAGAATGCCAGCAATACGGACGGGATAGCCGCTATCTCCATACACTCGAAGAACTGTTTCTGATGTGTCCGTTCATGACGGATAGTCGTTTCGGACAGTTCTTTCAGCTTCGTAAGGATGAAGCCGAAGAGCATTATAGTTGTGTAGCTGCCAAAGAGGATAAGTTTGGCAAACCAGTTTTCATAAAATACTTTTACTCTCATAATCAAATAAGTTTAATTCAATTCTTATAATTACTTTCTTATATAATTATAGCTGTATAATTTACCATCAATTTTAAATTGAGTAAGCATCGTTTTTTCGTTCGTTTCGTTGGCAATATAACGAGGATTACACATACCAATTAGAGTAGCATAATTACCGTAATTCGTGACAGAACCATAAACACCAGGAACTACTTGTTCATTAAGAGCACAAACTTTAAAACCGCTATCTATACCAGCTGCTACAATTCTATATTCAAAACTTTCTATATATTTTGAAAAGTATAGGTTACTTGCATAATTTTTAGGGTCTCCAACATAAGGCAAATCAATATATTGTTGAAGAGTAATGGGGGTTAAATTATTCTCACCAACACAAGGATAAGGATAGCCAGCATAAGATACAAGAATATCTTCAATAAAAAGTCTATCATCACTTTTATCGTCATCAAATAAGTTTAATGCTATTGCTATTCGTTTAGAAACAGGTCCCTGAGAAGTATAATAACTAATATTAAATTCTATTTCATATCTTTCTTCATCAGTATAATAAGCATAAACAGAAGAAAGTTCTATACAATTTCTATAGCTTGAGTAACTATGTATATAATATTTAGTATGGTTATTGCAAATATCTATAATCATATTCTTAATAACATCAGTAGAACCAAATATTTTAACAACATGGTCATAAGCTTCTGTATCCCATATAATTTTATTGATAGTTAACAAAGAACCATCGGCAACATCAATAACTTTGCCATAACCGATATTATCCACGTACTCCTTCGTAGCCATATTCGCTACTATCTCGGCAGGCGTTTCAGTGGTGGGGCTGACGGACTGTGGAGTACTGGCTCCGCTTGTATAAGTACCAGTATGGAGGACAGGTTTTACGTCATGCGAAGTGTAGAAAAAATACTTGCCCCCACCTCTTACAAAGACGTATTCTTCGCTTGTGTTACTTAACTGATTAACACCTCTTACGGGGTCAGTATCAGCAAATACATAATCTGATACAAAAACTTGGCGATTGACAGAGTAATTTGCTCCCCAATCTAATCCGTTAACCTCCCAAATCTTACGGACGGAAAATCCCAGGTCGTGGGTAGACCAAGACGGCTTGGTACCGCTATCCAATCCTACTAAAACCTCTATCCTCACTGTATTCCTATTCCCTAACGGCATCACGACCGGATACCACGTATTCTCATCCAGCCCGGAAGCGTCAATCTCGGTAAGCTGCATCATATAGCCTACGCTGCGGCTGTTTGAGATGCTGTTGTCTACGTATGCCTTCGGTGCGGGGTTGTAGTCCGAGGTGGGGGTGTATTCAGTAGTGTTGTCTTTGGTAAGTACATTATTTATGCTGGCAAGCTCTTTCCAGGGAGTAAAATCACTCTCACCTGCACCTCTCATGAATATCCTGTTAGAGTTAAAAGTTTGGTATATCTGATTAGTTCTGGTATTAATCGTACCGCTTACTATAAGAATGCCGGCTTCTTCTATTGGGTAATGCCTTTCAAAAGTAGCATTTGCTGTTAAAGATTGAACTGCTACAATACTGTAATTTGTGTATTTTAAATCATTTAAATCGGTAGAACCTAAATTCATGTATTTACACGCATTATCATCCACATACTTCTTTGTCGACGGCTGGTAATCTCCCGTAGGGGTGAACGGTGAAGTGTTGGTCTTGGTGAGGACGTCGGTGTCCCTGACGAGCTGGAAAGTACTTTCCTCGCCACAACGGGCTGTAGTGCCGTTGTTCTCCAAATAGAAATGAAATCTTCTTAACTGCCGGCTTTCGTTGTAGATATTTAAAGAAAGCGCTCCCGATTGTTTGTTTGAAGCGAGCTTGACAGCATAGTCCACAAGGGTATAGATATACCTTAGCGAACCTAATTCCGGCTCTCCAATCTGTACCAAGTAATTATTTGTACTCAATTTCTCAAGCAAATCCTTGAATTTGTCTATACCGCCAAATGCAGCAAATATCTCCTCCGAGGAGGAACTACCTGTCAAGTCAAGTATTTCTTTCGGCAGGATAATGACATTCCCTCCCGTAACCTTCCCTTGGCTAACCCATTCGCCGTTAAGCCATGCGTAGTAGTCGTAAGGCGCTTCTGTGCCCACGGCTATCATGCCGTCAACATCGGAGCCGTCAGGAATGGCTTGTTTCAACAGCTCCAATGTGTCGTATTGCCCGACCGGTTTAAACGGAGCGCCCGGATTACCTCTCGGAATGGCGAAATTCAGCTTATATTTCGGGTTGCCGCCTTCATCCGTCCCGTCACTCGACACCGTGGCTGTGGCGGATGCCCCTGCTTCAAGCGTGGTGACCGTACCCATTGAGAACTGCGGTGTCTTGCCCGTGAAACCGATAGCGCCGGACATGTCGACAAGGAACTCGTAATCACCGCCAGCCTTGACATACAGTTTTGCATTGTCCGGGTCTTCAACATCACCCGTGTTCACCAATACGAAATCACCCTCCGCAATGTCCGGGTTGCCCTTGTCGGCTTCCAGCTCGGCCACGGAAGCATATACTTTCTTGATAGAGAAAGCATCGCCCTTGGTGTAGATGTCCGTCTTGTCGTACGCCTTGGCGGTCTTGTTCCATTTGTAGACATAGTGGTCTTCGCCGATATACGTAGGATGCTCGGCTGTATCATTGGCATTTGCCGCGGCTGTGTCGGCAAGGGTAGCCTTGCTGTTCGCATTCGATGCAGCGGTGTTGGCATTCTCCGTAGCCTGGTTGGCGGACGATGCGGAAGCGTTGGCGGCATCGGTGGCTGTCTTGGCGTTTTGGATAGCCTGGTTGGTGTTGGTGGCGGCTTCGTTGGCGGATTGGGTGGCGGTTTCGGCGGCGCTTGCCTTTTCGTCTGCTTTGGCGGCTGCCTTGTCTGCCTTTTCCGCTGCTTCCAAAGCGGGTTCTGCCAATAGGTTCAAAGGGGCACGCACTATTTTAGGCATGTCCTCGCCCTCTGCGTCCTGGTATGCGGGCAGTGATGTGATGCCGTCCAGGCTTTCCGCTTCCGGAACATCACCGACGCCCTGCGAGCCTTCTTTCAATCGGGCTTCTATTTCCTGGTAATCTTGTTCAGTCCAAGCCATAATTATTCTTGTTTATTAGTTGTTTCTCATTGTAAGGCACTCGCCGCATCTTCCGCAAACTTTAGGAATGCTTGTTTGATTTCATCGGTTGTTAATCCGTTACTCTCTTGTAGTGAAAATCCGAGTATGCCATTATTTGAAGCATTGAAACGCCCGGCTACCTCATCGTCCTTTCTTACTTCGCCCACAAGCTCTTTTTTGTCCCCTTTTGCGTAAATGTCATATGTCAGTTTGAGAGTTGCCGATATTGTCGACTTGCCTTTCGTTGTTGTTCTTTGTATTTCCATAATTAATTACCTCCCTCTATTAGTTCGTGAACTTGTCCGTATGCTCCAGCCGTGAGGAAATTGGCACACACGTCTTTTATGAGCGTGGCATCTTCGCTTTCAATTTCAATGACACCTTTGTTGCAGATAATCTGCTGGCATAGCTTGTATGCCCTGTACTTGTCCTCACGCTTGATTTTCCACTCCGGTATCGCCCCGGCAGAATACAATGCTTCTGCAACCTTGTCGGCAATAACTTCTTTTGCTTCTCGACCTTTGAAGTCCTTGAAATTCTTGTTCAAATCTATCTTTTTCATATTCTTAATTTATGATTAATATATTCCCGTAAACAATCCGTTCACAAAATGCCATGTTCCTCCATACTGCTGCTTAATGTCTTGCGTTACCCCTTTCGTATAATTATAAGCTCCTCCACTCATGCTCCAGACTGTACCAATTTCGTTTGCAAGTATTACATCACAGTACACATTCCCGTTCACGTGTACCCCTCCATCAAAATACCCCGCATAAGAGTTGTTCATATTCGGATAAGTCTGCCCTGATGAGTTCCGCGAGCCATATATGGCAGCACCTCCCAGATTCGCCCCACACGCTTTTACACCGAACCGCCCTGTCGTGGCTGCATTGAATGCAACATCTACCACTCCGTCTGTATCAATATTTGAAACACCTAACCTTAAGCTGCGTGAGTCATTTCCAAAATAATCATTGGCTTTCCAATATAACCTGCCGCTATCAATAGTGAAACCGCCGACGAATCCCGAGTCTGCATTGACATGCCGCACCTTAATGTATTCGGTATTCAAGTAGCCACCTATGACAATCGTGCTTCCGAGTTGCGCTTTTTCAACGAAGTCTTGCGTTGCCAAAGCCCCAAGGTTTGAAGTGTCTGCCTTCCCGTTTATTGTACCTTGTAAACTACTGTTCAAAGAGGTAAAAGAAACAGCACCCTCCAAGTTGATTTTATTTGCGTGGATAGTTGTACTCCCTGCCGCCTGATTGATATAGGATATAAGGGTGTCCCCATTCTCCAACTCTTTTGCGGCGTACAACTTATTGCCATCTGCCGTTGTTATCCATCCGGCTTCTGATATTGTTTTGTTTATCCCTGCAACATCACTGGTTATATTGGTTACTGATGCCGAGATAGTATCAGCCCGCTGCTCAATCTGCGAGAACTTCTGATTGTTGCTCTCTGAAAGCTCCTTCACTTCCAGCCTGATGCTTTCCGCCGTCTGCTCTATCTCCGAACTTAACTTGGTATATAAGTCCTCATAGGCATTATCTGTCAACGCCAGCGAATGGATGTATATGTCACCCGTGAACTTCAATTCAAAATCACCTGTACCGTCCCATGTACCGGAATATTCTTTCAAGGCGTATTCTTCGCCCGGTTCAAGACGTTCGGTGAAATGCAGGTTCTGCCCCGGGAATCCGATTGTAAGCGTACCGGCTGTCGTTACTTTATACCGGAAGGATATAAAGAAGCTTCTCAGTTCTTCCCCTTCCTCATACGCCGGTTTATCAGCCAAGTCCGCATTGGCTTGCTTTATACCGGAATCTATGATACGGAGGGCATTCCTGTTTCCGTACCGTACCACAGCCGCCATAGCGTCCTTGCGGGAATAGAACTCATCGTTTATCAAGAGGAATAGCCCGTTTACAGTGAAGAAACGGATATTGGTGGTCGTTTCCCAACCGTTGGTATTGCTCGCAAATGCGGCGTTATACAGATAATTGTCTTTAGCCTGCACTTCATCCCGGACTGCGGAGATTTCTGAATAGATAAGGTCTTCCAATATCTGAAATTGGGTAAGGATATTCACACCCGTTTTCAGGATAAAGTCACCCATGAACTTGTTACCCTTTATGCTGATAACCGTTACTTCCTTTCCTGCCAAAGAATAAGAGTCTATTCCTGCATACTGGTGGATGCTCGGCGCGTCATCGCCATACACAGACAGGGTTATAGCGTTCTGACGTGCCTTGTCGGTACGGTTGCCGAGTTGTACAAGGCTGTCGCCTTCCTGTGGAGCATCGCTGTTGGCATCACAGTCCGTCTTGCTTAAGTCAATATAATCCTCACCGATACCGACACATAAGCGCCAGTAATAACGGTTGGATACATTCTCGTAGACGCCCGGTTTAATGTTGAAATCTTGGAAGCGGACTTGGTCGCCCTCTTTGAACGGGTTTTCAATAGCCGTCTCACCATCGTCAACCAATAAATAACAACGCCAAAAATCCTCGTGTTCCTCAACCTTGCCGCATTTCATTCCGGCAGCGGTGAACATGTAGTTACCTCCGGCATAGGAAAGCTTCTTTATTTCCAGTTCGGAGAACATAGCCTTCATTCGAACATAAAGCTCGTCTACCTCTATGTAGGATTTGCCGGTCTTGGAATCGACTTTAATGAGGAAGCCTTCACCTAATGCGCCGGAGGAAAAATTTACAGATTGTATATAATCGGAAAATAATCCTCCCAGAAACTTAATCAGATAGCTGGTTTGGTCTGGCTTGGTCTTGTTCAAGAATAACTGTTCTCCGATAGCTTTTACGATAGACTGAACTTGCTGGGTCGTCAGTCCGCCTCCTCCTTGTCCTCCGACAATAGAGTCTATCTGGTTCTGTATTTTCTCTAAAGTGCCTACCGCTTTATCGTCACGGAGGGTTATTTCATATGTGGGGACAAGGCTTTCTCCTTCCTTTATAGTAAGGCTGTCGATGATAATACTGCCATTGATATTCAAATCGTCGTCCTCGAATAGCAGTAAATCTCCCTCTTTTATACTATCGTGCAAATCGGGATGTTGAGCCATAAATATTTCGTCCACTTTAGGCTCATAAGTGTATCTTACGTAATCGTTCTTGGATAGATACTCCTTAGCGGTAGTGAGCAGCCTTTGAGAAGCAGCCTTAATGTACACATCCGGCATGTCGATACCGAGTAATACAAATTTGTCTCCGGCTTTTATGTTGAAATCTTTGTAGGGGAAATAAAGATTCAATCCTTCGTCATAGGCTCTATTGCAGGTTAAAACCCACATGTTGCCTTGCTTTACGGGTTTGTCTGAATCTCCCAATATCTCGAATTCGCGTCCGCCGCACATTCCGCTTTTCATGGATATGGTAGCGGTTTCCTCGGTGAGATAATCGTTTATGTCAAACCCAATATCTTTAAGGTATATCTTAAATGGCGGGATGTCATCACCTTCTTCATAATATCCGTCGTCCGTAATCGCGCTATTATCCTTGTTGACCGAATCAGCGGCAATTTCATCCAGGTTCCCGGTCGCATCGACGCTTATCCCTGCATCTATTAATTGCTGGGCGGTCATGCCTTCCATTGAAGGATGTATTTCCGGCAACGAGCTGTCGCTTCCGTCAAAGAACACCGAGCCTTCCCGTATTCCGATAGCATTTATATTCTTGCTGTCAATATAAGGGTCGAGAGTCTTATCGGGAAAATCTGGAAGCATCAGGTTCTTAACAGCCATATTGTTAGGAACCAACGCACCGGAAGGCCTTTTGTATTTTCTCGGGACATTGTCGGTTTCAATACCTTCCTCTATTCGCATTTTGGCACCGACGCGGACATTGTCCTTGTCGGCTTCGCTGTTCATTAGAACGTAGCATTTCCCAAGATAACTGCCCCTTCTCATTTTGTAGGAATGCCCGTTGATTGTCACGTCATATAACGCTGAATCGGATAGGAATTTCATGTAAAAAGGCAGCGTTACGACCGCACCGCCTATGACATGGGTATTGGGGTCGTATCCGTAGGAGGCGTCCTCAATGGGGGCTTCTACAATGGGGCTGCCATAGGTAGTGTAATAATTGTAAGGCAGATTTCTTGTGCTGCCGTATGCACGCAGGCGGGTTATTATACTTTGTGACGAATCCGCTGTTTTCTGTATGGAGTACAAACCCTTTCCCTTGCCATATCCGAACATGTTGCCTACTGCGATGCCGGCGGTTCCTATTGTAATGGTTCTTCCCCTTATGATGAAATTTGCTCCGAATTCCTTGTTTACCAGTTCGAGCGCACCCCATACGTCTATATTGCTCACGGATATAGACTTGTTGGCTTCATTCACATATTCGGGATGTACTGCCACCGTCCATTTCTGTTCGCCTTTGTAAACACGGTCAAGGTTTGCCTGTATCCTTTCTGCAAGCGCTTTGACGCTTTCCGCATAAAAGCTGAATGTCGGCAATCCGGAGTAGTGGATTAAGTTGTCTTCCTTGACATAATCGAGAAACTCGCACCTTGTCAGTTCGTCGGCAAGCGAGTTGAATATGATGTTCTCGTATTTAAAAGCCTCACCGTATGAGTTCTTTGACGCCTGCTTTAGCTCGCTCGGGTCATAATTAATCTCGAACCTTTCATTCCTGTATATTATATAGTCTCCGACCTCGAAACCGATAGGGGTGGGGGAGGATACGGTAATGCTGACGGAACAAGCCCCCATGAACTCTCCGCTATATTCCAGCTTCTCGGCAACACACCGTTGCGTTTTTCCGTCCTTGCTATATACAATAAACCTTCCCATTATACTGCAAGAATTATCTGTGTCCGGGGGTCAGTCACCCGGAATGTGATATTAAATGTCAGGACATCGCCTTCGTCCGTTTTGCGGACAAAAAGGTCGGGCTCTATGGACTTGTAATAAATTCCTTGCCTGCCTATCTTTGTGTAAGTGTCATATACCTTTAATTCCGTTCCATATCCGTCCTTTCCCGTCAGGTAGTCCAGGAAGCCAACAATTTTCTCATTGGCAGTATCCATATCCCCTTTGTAGCCGAACTCCACTTCAAGGTCGTAAGCCTGCATATAGAGCTCCTCCGGGAAGAAGGTATCTTCTCCGTCCTGGTCTATCCAGTCTCTTTTGGGCAACTCTTTAGCATCTCCGTAAATGGAAAATGGGAAATCCTTGCACACAATCCCCCATTGGGTTTGTGTGTCAATAACCGGACTTCCCAGCTTGTTCTTTTGAAAATAGATGCTGTAAGGCTTTGCCATGTGTTATTTTGAATTTGTGTTGCAAAAAACAAAAAGAGCTGGTTAACGGTATTCCCGTCAATCAGCTCTTTGGCTTGTTATATTAATACACTGCAAATATATCGAGTATTTTCTAAATAATCAAGTATTAATTATAGAAAGTATACATGTTTTTTTAATAAAGATACATCAATCAATCTTCAAACAACGTTTTCTTTTTTATTAATCAGGTGTCTGTTTAACGATTTCAAATCAAAAGGAGTATTGGGAACGGCGTGGTTTATTTTGATAACTGTCATAGTCCTTCTTCCAATCAATTTCATTATTTCTAATTTTTCACACTGTATATCATAAATAACCTCGGAAAGCTTTTTCTCAATAGCATCTATGCTCATAGTCTTATGTTTTTAAGGAAAGACAAAGGAGGATGTCGCCTATTGTGGCGGCTAACGACAACCCTATGCCTGTTTAATCTTGTTCCAATGCACCCGCCACGGGGCAATGATAAGACAACGTTGTTTATGAAACAAACGTACATAAATTAAACCGTTATTCAAAACGTTGTTTTACTGTTATTCGATTTTTCTATGAGCCGGCATAGCTGTTCAAGAATTTGTTTACAAAATACACCTGTCCTTTGCCCGATACCTTTGTCGTAATTGTGGTATGCAATACTCCTCCGCTGCCTGAACGTACTCCTTTCTTTATTTCGAACAGCCCTTGCTCTATATATTGCTGGTTCGGAATATTGTACCTTTCTCCGTGTCTGCCCAAATATCCGTTTTCACGCATCCAGGCAAACAGCCTCTTTTCCCCGATAGGGTATCCGTTCTGTGCAATTATCTTTGCCAGTTCTCCGATTAGGCAAGAATTATTAGCAGACTGTACGGCATTGGTGAATGCCACTGCGGGAGCAGCCTCGGTAACTTTCCGTTCTGCTTCAATTCGCTTTTGACGCTCTTCCTTCAAATTCAGTAATGCTTGTATAGCGAAGTCCGGATTGGCAAGCAGTTTTTCTATGGTGGTATCTGTAGCATAAATGCCATGCTTACGTATTGAAGGTAACACTTCGTCACATACCCAATCTTGAAATTTTTCAGCATCAGGAAGATTGCTTCTCATTATTAAACGATATACATCCTTTTCAGGAATATATACCATATTTACTCCACCAATGCCGTTTTCGTGTGGGTGAAACACCTTTTTGCCTGATTTACAATGCCTTTGTATGGCGTCTGCTGTATCAGAATATCCTAATGCAGCGGCTACATCTTTTGCACAAAACAAAGGTTCATTATTCTCATTCATCACAACTCTTACTTCTCCGAATTGTTCGTTTTGGAAAATCTGAATATTATTTTTCATAATGTTACTTCTTTATATTAAATGAAAAGGGGAGCACCAGCCTAACCGTACAAGGTGGAAGTTTACGAGTTAAACCGATGTCCCCAAATATTTTTATCTATGCAGAACTCCCACAAACTGCAACTGTGATAGCTATCTTGTGGGAGCAAAGTTATTAAGCATTTGAATATCAGTCAAATGTTAACAATAACCCGTTTAATCTCATTTTTCCAAGAATGAAACATGATGAGATAGTGTGAAATAGAATGAAGTTGATTTTGCAAGAAAAAAATCATTTCATGCCTTAATTTAGACACTGTACAGGTAACGGGTAAATAAATGTTTTGTAATGTTAAGCCAATGGGCGGTATAGGGTTAAATGTTAATGTTTAATAGCAATCGTGATACCTATAACTTCAAGTTATGGAATAACCGGTTGTATAATAGGTTATTTCTGTTTTGGTGTTAATCCCATACTCGCCATGTCAAACAGACGCCGCAGGCAATTTGCCGATAGTAGAACTTTCCTTTCTGATAAGGTATAGTCTTTCCCCTGGGTAAACCACTCTTTAATAAAGCTTCTCGCCTCTTTTTCATCGGTGAAAAACAGTTGGCTTATTTCATTCAGAATGCACGGGTATTCGGTTCCAGCATTATGTTGCTTTACAATATTATGTACGTATTCCTTTATTTTAGGAATGGGCGTAGAGTAGGTGAGCTTATTTGTTTTCATTGTCTTGTCTTTAAGTTGGATATATAGTTTGAATTGCCAACCCGCCAGCCGTATTGCTGGCGGGGCGTCTAACGTGAAACGTTGGTCGAAACCTCAACGTGCGTCTTACACTATCTGTTTACGCGGCAATATTTTCTCATTAAGGCTTCTAAGGTCGAACACGCCCTTAGTTGCATTGGAGTTGCATTCCTTGATAGACATAGGAGATAGCATCCTCATTATTTCCAGCTTTTCCTTCTGTATATCGAGTATTACTTCATCCAGTCGCTTTCTTAAATCTTCCATATTCATTTTGGATATAGTTGTGGCTGTCGGGCATTGGAACCGACCGCCGGATGATTAAAATAGCGTGATTAGTATTTCTTCATGCAGCTAACGAATAAGGCTATGATAGATATAAGTACACCTACAATGGTAAGTATCAAATTCCAATTGATAGGATTGTACAAGTTGGGGTTAACGGCAAGATAGTGCTTACCCTCTTCGGTGAGTTTGACACTCCACACATGACCGCCAACTACATAATTAGCTTTCACCAATCCTTTTCTTTCAATGGAACGGATGGAAGCAATAAATACATGTTTCGGGTATGTCGTCGGGCATTCTCCGCCGAACTCTGCTACAATCCGGAATGCTTGCTTTTCTTCCTTTGTTAATTTAATCCGTTCCATAACCTACTCGTTTTCTGCAAAATTACTAAATACTACGCAAAAACATGTTATGCAGCAGGGTCAATTTCACCCTTAATCAGCTTGATTGCCTTCTTTATATTCCACTCACTTTCGGATAGGGCGATGATGAAGCGCCTGCCTTTTTCCGTCCATACAGTGTAAACGCTTGTACCTACAAAACCGTCATTCCGTGTGTATGTCTGGGTACGGGTGGAGTGCAATCCCCAAGTAGAGTAGGGGGAATGTAGCAGCCATTGCCCGGATTGGCGATAGATAATTCCTATCTCCTTTAGCTTCTTGTGCAGCTTCTCCGCATCCATGCCGATTTGTTTGGCTACCTGGGTGCTGGTTAATGTGTTTACGCTTTGCAAGTGGTTGTTGTAGTAAGTGACTTTGGGAGCGGCTTCCTTGATTTCCTTGTCTTGCAGTTCGATGGTGGCTTGCTGTTGCTCGGTTTGGGCTTCAAGCTGCTTTAAACGCTCCTCTCTTTTTGCAAGCGTGGCTTGTGCAATGGTAAGGGCACGCGCCATGATTTCTTCGGGAGTATCGTTTTGGTTGGTGGAGATGTAGCCGCCAGTTTTGCGGATGGCGGGAAGAACTTCGGATGTAACCCAGCGCTTAAATGCTTTTGCTGTTGGCAACTTGCTCCCAAAGACAAGAGAATAAACACCGCTTTCATTTATTAAAGTGGTTTCTTGTGTAAAGCCTTGATTGTCAGGGATGCCTCGTTTTAGGGCGTCCTCATTATCAACATGTTGCAAAATTGCATTTCTGGGCTTTGCATACCCTAAGGCTAATGCGATGTCGTTGCCTACAAAATAAGGCTGATTGTTTACTTCGAGGGTTCTTATTTGCCCGAAGTTTGGATTGTCGAAAATCTGAACAGCATTCATAGCAATTATTTTTGAACAATAAAAAAACTGCACTACGTGTTGTTCAAGCCTAATTGCAAGCTCCGAGAGTGTTTCCACTTCCCGACACGGTGCAGTTATATCTTTAATTTTAAGATACACTATATATGTCTTGGCACAAAAAATGCCGCTTTAGTGCGGCTTTGTACCGCAATTAGTTTGAACATTGCAAAGATAGGGATAATCTTTAAATGCGCAAACTTCTTATAAGAAAATTAGCTACCTATGTATGTTTTCTAAGTTATTTCGCTAATATATAGAAAATATACTTGTTCTCATAGTTTAATATATTATAAATAGCTAAATATGTTATATAACATGATATATATAATGACAACAAGTGTTAATAAAAGAGTACCTTTGCTACCCAAAGATTTAGAGCATGGGTGTTTTCGATTTTTTTAAAAAGAAAGAATTAGAAAAAATTCAGAAATTAGAAACTTTCAATCGGGAGCTTCAAGGGCAATTGATGTCCAAAGAGTGGGACTATGATAGACTCCAAGAAAAGCTGCAATTGAAAGAAAATGATTGCGAACAGCTTCGGGAAGAAAACCTTTTGTTAAATGAGAAGCAAGCTTTACTTTCCAATTATGAAGATTTAGCTGATATAGAAAAAGAGAAAAATAGAGTTTTATCTGACATACAAAGGAATAAAGAAAGTTTCTATTCATATAAATTAAATTTAGAAGGTGAAATAGAAAAGCTAAAAGAGGAAAGTGACTTGTTGTCAAACGAAATATTCACGAAAAAGTCAGAAATATTGCAACTGAATGATGCAATACTTTTGCAAGAGTTTGGGCTATATGAACCCATATACGATTTTGCAACATCGGATGAATATAAGGAAAGGCTTAAATTTGTTAGAGAGAAACAAAAAGATTGTATTCGGAATGGAAGTGCTGCATTATGTAGCAAGGAATGGGCAATCAATGGAAGTTATTCCAAAGGGGATGTATTTGTTAAAAAGAGTATTAAACAAATTGTTAGAAGCTTCAATAATGAATGTGATATACTTATCAGTAAAGTCAAGTTTAATAATGCGGAAGTATATATTCACAAAATTATAAAATCCTACGATGATTTGAATAAATTGCATGAACCAATGTGTGTACATATAACGCAATCATATTTAAATCTGAAAATAAAAGAATTGAGGCTTGCTTATGAATATGCTTTGAAGCGACAAGCGGAGAAGGAAGAACAACGTTCTATTAGAGAACAAATGAGAGAAGAAGCCAAGCTCATGGAAGAAATAGAAATGCGTAGGAAGGAAGTGGCTAAAGAATTGTCTCATTATAATAGGCAGGCTATACAAGTAGAAGAATTATTGTTAAAGGCTCCGGAAGAGGATAAGCAACATTTAATTGAAAGAAAATCGTTTATTACAGATAGATTGAATGAATTAGACCGAGAAATAAAAGAGATGGATTACAGAGAAGCAAATAAAAGGGCTGGATATGTGTATGTAATTTCTAATATTGGTTCATTTGGGGAGAATGTGTATAAGATAGGTATGACTCGAAGACTTGAGCCTATGGATAGGGTTGATGAACTTGGTAGCGCATCTGTACCTTTTAAATTTGATGTGCATGCTATGATATTTTCAGAAGATGCTCCTAAATTAGAGGCTGCACTTCATCGTGCTTTCGACTCTAAAAAAGTAAACATGGTGAATAATAGAAAGGAATTCTTTAAAGTCACTTTAGAAGAAATAGAAAAGGTAGTAAAAGATAACTTTGAAAGAGCTGTTGAATTTATTTCAATTCCTAATGCGGAGCAATATAGAGAAACCTTGAAGATTATGTCATTAGATAAAAACAATTAATATTATGAATTTAGGTTGTTTGCTTTGGGTAATTGTAGGTATGATTATCTTGTGGAATATTAGTCCGGGATTGGTTGTTGTATCCGTTTTAGGTGGCATAGTTGCTGCAATTGTGAAAATAAAAGGAAACGATATTGATGAAGATAAAAAAATCTCAAAAGAAGATGATGACTATTTCCAACCACAAGCAGGTTCATTCCCGAAATACGAGGGTGAAAAACAATATGATAAAAGATTATATGGGGAAATCGAAGAAATCCCCGAAAAAGAATTTGAGAATATGAAACAGAAAAGTATTGATTTGGAAGAAGAGTATGAGCCAATACATAAGTATTGCAATAATTTAACTTCAAGTACGGATAATATTGATTTAGAGGCGTGGGATAGTCTGCCTTTATCAATGGATGGAATTTGTGGAACATGGAAATATAAAGATGTAAAACCCCTGAGAACTGTTATTATAAATTCTAATATGACATATTCAGACTCCACAGTAACAGGAAAAAAGAGCTATCCCTTTATTATAGAAGGGAACCATATATGTTTCTATGGAGATGAGGGCAAGCTACTTTCATCATGGCGTATTATAGAGTTGTCAGAGGGTAATATTCTGCATGTTATCTTAAAACATTATTTTTCAGGGGAGATGTTTAAAGCCTTTAATCGTCCGTTTGATATATATTTAGAGAAAATGGGAGATAGTCTTGTTTGAATGCCTATTTATTCTAAGTAATTATGTCCCCGTTCCTCATGGTTCGGGGATTTTTCTTATGTTTGAACGGGAAAATATTTGGCTGTTGTAGTATAATGTATTATATTTGCGATACAATATAATACAATAATAATATGGAAGCAGTAGTAAGAAAACAAACTTCGTTCCGCTTACGTGAAGATTTATTGCAGGTTTTGCAGGAACATGCCAAAAAAGCGAACAGAAGTTTGAATAATTTTGTAGAGAGCACGTTAATGGATGCAATGTATTCAGACCCCAATGAGGAAACGATTGCCGCCATAAGGGAAGCGCGTACGGCAAAAAACAAAGAAACGTTTGACAGTGTAGAAAGTTTAATGGAAGAGCTTAGGAAGTGAAAAAGAAACTGCATCCGACAAGTCAATTCAAGAGGGATTTCAAACGTATCCAGAAATTCCCCAAAAAGGTAGCGGCTTTTGAATATATTGCGAACCTGCTTATTAATGACTTGCCGATACCTAAAGAATACAGACCTCATTTATTGAAGGGGCAATACAAAGGCTGTATGGAATGCCATATAGAGGACGACTTTCTTCTTATTTGGATTGACGGAGATATAATCGACTTGCTTAGAATTGGCAGTCATTCTGAATTGTTTTAAACGGAGTAATTTGTTAGATGTTCGCTCCGCCTTTTGTTAGTCTGCAAAGGATTGTCAGTAAAAAACATCTTTGCAGGTGAATATTAAAAATTTATCTATTTTATGAGTGACAATCTATTTGAAACATTCAGCATTAGAGATTTCTATAATGCTGCCAAAGAAATGTACTATCGTGAATTTACTACCTATTGCAAGGAAGTTCTTGACAAACTTGAAAGTCTTGACATTTCTAAAAAAGGATTTTATCACGACAAAGCAGACTCAATAAGGAGACTGCATCAGTTTGTAAAGGATGCTGAACATTTTGTTAGGTATGACGGAGAAGCTCCTATTGGAGTTTCCGACATAAACCTTAGTCTTATGAAATCAATCCTCTACGAAATGAAAAAACGTCAAGGTCTTTTATAGGCTTTTCAAGTTCTTTAAGGCTGGCATTCATCTTTTGTATGGCTGACAGCCTTTCATCGACTTCCTTTTCATTTAATAGCTCATTGTTCGCAAGCCAACACTGCATATCAGTCGTTTCAGAAATCAGCATTTCCAACTGAATGATAAACTGATTGCATTGTCTGCGTAATTCTAATTCTTTTCGTTCTCGCCTATTCAATTCTTCCTTTTCCATAATCTTTATTCTAAAAACATGTTCGGTAATAAAACGCCATACTCAACATAGATAATTGCAACCTTGTTTTTGTTTGCTTTGCTTATCTCCCATATATTCTCATTTATATGTTTGTTTTCTATATTATATATGCAAATATATAGAAAATTTACACATAATCAATGTGTGGTGCTAAATAACATACATTATAGCCGGACACGTTGCTGTTTTATTGATATATTTGCAAGCTGATTGTTAAATAAAAATAACTGAAACATGAAATTATTCATTATAATACCAATTCTTGCTTTGGCATTATGTTCTTGTAGTGAAGGTGAAAAAGAGGAGCTGTCGTCAGTTTCGGAGGCTTTTGATGAATCTGTTGTTGATTCTTTTTTGGAAGATTATGGTCTACACCCCAAACAAAAGGAGGATATTAATTATATAAGGGGGATTATGACAACGGACAATTTCCAATATGTGTTCGGTCAGAAAAACTATAACGGCTGGATATGCAAATTTGACCTTGACGGCAATGAGTTACAGTCTAAAGAGCTTCCTAAGCCGGAAGGCTGGGCTTATTCTTATTATGGTGAAGGATTATACAATGATGATAATTTTGCATTATTAAGTTGTTATTATACCAACAGCAAAGGTATAGAAAGTTCGAGCACTCGTGCTACCTCTATCTCGGTATTGGACTTGAACAATCTCGAAGAGACGGAGAAAATAGAAGAAATACATAAGCCCCAGGTGTATAAAGAAAATGGAAGGTATTTAATAACTTTTTGGTGGAGCGACATGGATGCAAAAAAAGCATACGTAATGGGTAATGACGGTGTAATAAAATACAGCTTGGATTGGGATGGTAACAAAGAAAAATTTTTCAATTCCTACGTCGGCGGGTATCGTTTACGGAAAAATATTATGATGTTCTTGACTGACGAGATTGTAGCCCCGGTTTTGAGCAACTATTGGAATGGCAACAGTGCTTCGAACTTCGAATACAAAATAATAAATTTGAAAGAATGGGAGTTGGTAAACACAGTCAATATAGAGCCGCGTGGTGAACATTTAGGAGAGAATGGCATTGTTTATTGTATTGATACTACTTATCTGGACGGTAATAATATAAAGTATGTGTATCGGGAGAACAAAACAACGGTAGATGAAATAAGTGGGAACGAGGAGCTTACTGTTTTAAATAAATATTGCTACCATATAGACGCTGATACCTATGAGGTATCGTATATGGGAAAGCTGGAATAACAGTTATTTTATTGGCGATTGCCAGTAATTAGGATATGTAGTCAAGCGGAGTTTCTCCGATTTTCTTGTTTGATAACCTTGACATTCGTTCTTTCTTTCCATAATGGAATTTGTTAAAAAACTGATTTATTGAATATTTATTTGTTTATGTGTTTGTTCTTTCGTTCTTTCTTTCCTATATTTGTAATTAAAATAATATAGATGGGTAATTGGAGTGAAAAGCAGGAAGTTAAGAGGGAAGGCAGGGAAAAGGAAAAGATAAGCCGGGAAACACTTGGTAAGTTCTTTTATGACCTTGCAAAATTGGTATTTACTGCTATGGCTTTGGTTGGCGGTGTATCTCTGATAATAGATGAACCGCAAACAAAGCAAGGAATATTACTTGCAACGGGAATGCTTTTAACATATATTTTCGCATCTATAGGTTATAACATTTTAAAAAGGTAAGATATGGATTTTATGATAATGTTTTTCTCTGCATGTTCGATTATTGGAGCCGGTTTTTTAATATGGCTAAAAACGAAAAATGGGAAAAGGTGGCTCGCAAGCCTATAATACTTTATGGGAAATTGGAGCGAAAAACAAGAAGAAAAAAGAGAAGGAAAGGAGAAAGACAAGACCAGACGGGAAAAGCTTGCAGGGTATTTCTTTGATACTTCTAAACTAATTCTTGCCGGTGTTGTTATTGGTGGTATAACTCCTTTGTATTCTGACAATGCAAAAGAAATAAATTTATATGTAATCATAGCCGGTGTAATAGCTACTATATTATTGGCATGGATTGCAAATAAAATATTAAAATAAATATTATGACACAATTAGGTTTAACTTTTACAGTTATAGCTATAATAGCAGCAGCGTTTGCTATCTGGCTAAATACCCGGAAGGGCAAAAAATGGCTTGCAAGCCTATAATTTGCATTTTTTATAACGAATAATAAAGCCAGATATCAAGTCTGGCTTTCTCTTTGCAATACATCTCCCTCTGTTTCTACGGTACAATCCTCTCCATGAATATAGACATAAACGGATGCGGCACCGCTTTGCAATATGTGCGTTTTCGCACGGTCGTACACATTGATGAATACCTTGCTGAACTTGGAACAGTCAATAGTCACGTCGCTGTCGTGACGGACATAGATGTCGCAAGTTGAAAATCCATCAAATAGGAGAGTGCCTTTGCAGTTGCCGTTCAGAACGGCTATGTGCTTCATGTTCCTTGCTTGCACATCCTCATCGACAAAGATATTGTTTCTGTGAAGGATGTCCTTGTCGAAGTGCTCCTTTATGAAAGTGTTGGTGGGATATCCTTTCTCTATACAGAAATCAATCCCGTGCAAATACTTGTCAATCAATCCTTGTTGGTCAGGTTCTCCCCATTGTTCAGTCCATTCTGTGCATAGTCCCAATGATACGGCTTGGTTGAGCAATGTCCTGCTTAGTTCTTCCTTTTTCATATCCTTATATTTAAATTCTTATTTTTCTTTCCCCCTTATTTATTACCATGTTGAACATGTCTCTAACCTCTTGCAGTACAGCAACATTAGCTTCTGTGTTTTGAGCACTTCTAAGCGTATTGTCTGCTATTGCCCTTAATTGTGTAAGCTGTGCTTCTGCGAGTACATTGTATTTGGGCAGAATGTCGTTCCCTATTTTCTCAAGCAGCGCTCGCTTTACGCTTACGTCTAAACGGATGCCGTTGAGATAGGAGTTTGTCAAATTCATTGTTTCCTCGCTGGCTTGAATGCCGGACTTTGACATTCCGGAGCTGGAAGAATCCCCCGTACTGGTAATGGCTCCTCCAGTCGCTTTGTCAAAGGCTTCAAGAAAGGACTGGGAAGCTTCTATCATTGCTTTCCCTTCATTGTCAAAGAAGTTTTTTATAGCTTCTGCTGCAATAACCCCATTGTCTTGAATATCGGTAAATTCCTTGAATAGCCCGTTTTCGCCAAAAAGCTTGTCCTGCAACTTTTCAAACATGGGCTGTATTACCATATTCTTCAAGATGTTGTTGGCAACACTTTTCATGATGTTGTTCACAACATTGTCAAAGGCTTTGGCTGCATCTTCTCCGTTGGCAAAGGCTTCTACCAGAGCGTTGCTTATTTGTCCTGCCCAATCTTGGAAATCTATTCCGTACAATTCTTTAGTAAGGTCTTCTACAAAATAGGCAATCTGCTCATTCAATTCAGCCAGTTGGTCTTTATAGTCTTGTATCTTGCCGGAATCGGATTTCTTTTTGTCCTCTTCATCCCTTAATTGCCCCTCTATTTCGGCACGTTGGGCAACAAGTCCTATATACTGCGCTTGATATTGCTTAAGAATGCTATTATCAAGTTCTTTCCCCGCACCGACTTTTTCTAAAGCCTGCAATGCCTCCGTGTTCACTTGTATATCAAAACGGTGTGTCATGGCTCTGAATGGAGATGACAAATCCTTATTGATTCTTTTTCTCAATTCTTCTACATAATTTATACCTCCATCTTTCAGTGCCTCAAATTGCATTCTGTAACTTTCAGTCAATGAACTGCCTGCACGTTTGGCTTGTTCTTCCAGTTGTTCATATAAAGAAATGGCGCGTTGTATGCTTTCATCACCACCAAGGGATTTCTCTATGGAATTTCCCAACTGGCCATAAGCGGATTGCATCTCTTTAACTCTCTGTTTACTGCGTTGTATGCTTCTTTCAAGAGATTTATCATGTATTTGCGCTATTCCAGATATGAGGCTTAATGCCGCACCTGCTGCCGCTCCCCAAGGACCTGCTGATTTCCCGAAAAGAGAAGTGGCTATTCCCATTCCTTGCGAAGCACCCTGCAATCCCCCTCCCATAATTCCGGCTATATCTGAAAGCCCGGAGCCTACTCCAAGATTTTCAAATACTCCTCCTAAGAAATCAGCGGCATTGGCAAGCGCGTCAAACTTGCCGATTACGCCTTGTATGGCTGCTGACTGGTCGGAATATGCTGCTTTTAATTCGTTTTCTGCAGCATCAATCTGTTCTTTGGGGGCACCGCTACTTCTAAGTGAGTTTAGCTTATTCCTCGCATCTTTGATAGTATTAAAGGAATCCACTAATGCCTTGAATGGATTACGTTCAGTAAGTTCACCACGTAACTTTCGTAATGCCTCTACCAGTTCTTTGGTGTCTTCTATTGACAATCCTTGTTTTTTAGCAAACTCTTCTACCTTAGAAATCATATCATCCAGCGTGGCAGTAGATACACGGTCAAGGTCATCAAAGATACGTACCCAATCACTGCTTTCTTTGAATTGGTCAAAAAGGACAGAAGATTTCTCTTTTTCGGCCCGTTTATTGACTTCTTTTATAAGGTTGTCAGCCATTTCATTGCCAATGCTCCCTCTATTGTTTTCTAATTCGGAGATAGCCTTTTGCCGTTTACGCTCAATTTCTTCTATTTTAGCTGAATAATCCTTGTAGTCATTTATCATTTGCAATAGATTATCAAAGTTTTCAGCTTTTAGTTTTTTGCTTTCCTCTTTGATAGTCTGATACAGTTTTAAGATTTCATTGTCACCAAATTTGCTTTTTACGGCTTCTTCATCCATTCCCAGAATGTCAGAAAGAGATAGATTACTGCCATTCTTTTTTAATGCTTCCGATAGTTGGTTCTGCAAATCTTCAACGAAACTATTAAAAGATACACTTCCTCCAAAAGCTATATTCATGGAAAGGGACTTATTCCCGGTCGCTTCAAATAGCTTTTTATACAAGTCCCATTTTTCTCCGGCTTGGGAAATATACCTTTCTATTTCCTTCAAGGCATCGTCAACACCTTTCTTGACATTGTCGTAGTTGATATTCTCTTTCTTCACGCCAAGAGATAAGTACAATTCCATCTGCTTCCCTTTGGATTTGTCCAACTGGTCTTGTATGTATTGGTATGCCTTGCTTGGGTCACTCAAATCCAAGTTAACCCCGTTCTTGTCAAAGATAGGGGCAAATTCAGAAACGCCCTTCACCCTTTGGGATGCGGCTTCTTCACCCTCTATTTTCTTCCACTTGTCGTAAAGTGATAGGGCTTTGCTGATTAGGTCGGCACGGTCTTTCCATTGTTCTGCAATAGGGTCTTTTTCGCTTCCGGATGATTTTTCCAATCCTCCTAAAGCCTTATATATTTTCCTTGTTGTTTCAAGTTCCTTGTTGTAGGATGCCAGTTGTTTTTCTGAATATTTATTCCCAGATGCAAACGCCTTTGTTTTTTTCTCCAAGTCACTGATGTTACCGGAAAGCATATCCATATATTCTTCATAGGAGGTTCCTTCTTTGGGTTTTAAGGCATCCATGTCGCCAGCAAGTTTGTTCGCCTCTTTTTCCCAATCAGTCAAAGGCTTACTTATATTAATTTGGTTCATGGAATGATAAGATTGTCTGGCTGTGTCTATAATGTTGGCTAGGTCCAGACTTTGCTTCTCCAGTTCCAATAGTCTGTTTCTTGCTTTGGTGATGTCTTCCGGTTTGTATTTAGCGAAGGATAATTCTCTTCCGTTTTCATCAAATATTCTATATCCTCCTTCTCTGATAATACCGGCAAGCCTTTCCCTTTCGGAATCAATACTCTGCTTTTGTATTTGGGCATTTGCCATAGTCCCGATAAACTGCTTCTTGTATAAGTCTTTCTGTTCTTGTGATAATTTTCGCATCTTCTCAACAGAAAGAGATATTGCCACTCCGTATTTATCCGTTTGAGTAACTGCATCTTTGAATGTATTGGCGAGATTTTTGGTAATGCGCCTTAATTCTCGACTTTCTTCCGCACTTTTATTAGCTTTCTTGCTAAGGGCTTCGTATCGGTCAATAAGGCTGTCAACAGCTTTATTACCTTGCATCTTGTCGTTTGTGTCAGCAATGGTCTTATTTAAATCCGTAATAACCTCTGCTGTAGTTTTTACTTCTTCTCTGAACATTACTAATGCCCCAACTACGCTACCAATGAGAGTTATAATCCAAATTATTGGATTTTTCTTCATAGCGGCATTCAAAGCTGTCTGTACGGCAAGTAATCCTTTTGTTGCAACATTTGTTAGTATCACAGCAGTTTTGTATGAACCATATACGATAGTCAACATACCAAGTATATTTGCAACCGCTTCCCAATGATTCATTAAATTAGTAAGCAACTCCAAGCTATCTGAAAGTACACCGCTATTGCTTTCCGCAATGTCAGCCATCATCACATCCCAAGCGTCCTGCAAGTTGCTCCACTTGCCCGCAAGGCTTTCCGCAAGAGCCTCCTGCATGTTGTAGAACTTGCCTCCCTCGTTGGTCAAATCCCAGAGGACATCCTTCACCATCCCGAAGCTTACTTCCTTCCGGCTGATTTTGTCAAATACATCTCCAGCACTGACTACTTTATTTTCAAGGATGGTAAACCGTTTCGCCAACTCGTCCACCAACGGAATACCAGCCTCGGTAAACTGCCTCAATTCCTGCCCACGGAGGAAAGCCGCACTGCGCACCTGCCCGTATGCCAATATAATACGTCCCATATCGACACCTACACCTGCGGAAATGTCGGCAAGCCTCTTGGTCGTGTCATAAAGCTCTTCATACGGGATGCTGTATGCGGAAAGCTGCTTGGTGTATGATGCCAGTTCCTTGAACTGGAACGGAGAAACCACCGCCAAATCCTTGATACGGTTGAATATGGTCTCGGCTTTCATGCTGTCCCCAAGAATGGAGGTAAGCGCAATGCGTTGCTTCTGGAACTCCCCTCCAATGGTGTACAATCCTCTTACAAAGCGTTCTACCGTATATATGGAGTACACGTTGGCGATTTGGTTTTTCAATTCTCCGGCTATCCTTGATTGGGACGACATCGTAGAATTGGCTCTCTTCATAGCTGCATTGTGCGTATCTGAAGCTTTTGCAGCCTGCATCCGGGCGTTTCTAAGCTGTTCAAGAGCTTTTTGTGAGTTGGCGTAAGCATCCGCACGCATAATCTGGGAAACACCTCTCATGGCTCTTAATTCACTTGTACTCACACCTTGCCCCCTAAAAGTATCGGACAGTTTCTTGATACTTTCGCTATCCAACTCAAGCTTCACCTTGTAGGTCTTATTTTTCAGCAAGGCTTCCACCTTTTCCTCGATTTCCTTTACATCTGCTTTCAGCCCCACTCTTGCGCTAACAGTGGCGTGCATGTTCACAAGCTTTTTCTTGATTTCTTCGTATTCTTGTGCCGTGTAGTCTTTCAAATGAATACCGAAATTCAAATTTCCGAGCTCTGCCATATCTATTCTTGTTTTGTGTCTTTTTTAATGGCGTTAATGCCGTTTGCTATAAAATCATTGAGGGAAATTCTTTGCCCCTTCTCCTCACGCTCTTTCCTTTTGGCTTCCCACTTTCTTTTTAAATCTTCCATCTCTTTGGCAGTGTGCGTTTTTTGTTCCTTACTGTCCGTCCTGTCATATACCACAATTGGAGCATCGCACATCAGAAGTTCGTATTGGGCACAAGTCAATACCCAATCCATATACCAGTTGGGAATATTAACCATGCCCCAAAAAAGGATTAACGGGCGTGTCAACTCCGGATGTTTTTCTCCGTTTGCGAATGCTGCTCCTGCCGAAGTTCTTGAAGGATACGTTCTGCTTCCTTTCTCGTCATCGTCATTATCGTATCCTTCATTCCGGTCAAGAACATGGTAACATTCAAGTATTCCAGTTTCTGCAATTCCACTTTTTTTTTACCGACGGCTACAATATCAGTAAGTTCGGTGTCCGTGTATTTCTTCCATAGCATGCGCCAATACAACCAATGGAACAGCACTATCTTCCACCAGTTATTGAGGACAATGAGAGAGGCGCATTTGGCGGTAACCTCATCCTCTGCCTTACAAGAGTGCAATACATGGGTCAGCCTCCGTATTGTTCCGCGGTGAAGCCATTTTATGCCGATTTTCTTTCCACGGAGGGTTGCATAATCTATGCTGTTCTCCAGTACATCATCAAGCGTTTTTTGTTCTGATGTGGTAGGCTGATTTATCGTTTTATCATTCATAGTGTTTTGTTGTGAGGTATGAAAAGAAAAGGCGGCGGCAATAATGCACACCGCCAGAGTTTCTAAATAGACGAACCTTCCTGGGTAACTTTAACCTGCCCAAATTCGCTGGGGGTTGAAATGCTCACAGTTGCGGTTCTTTGTGATGCTCCGCTGTTTTCTGTAACCTTGACCGTCACCACTTTCCCGCTTACGGAAGTCTTGCACCATGTCTCCGTCGATGAGGCGGAAACAGTGCTTTCCTTTGTCGTAACGGTAATGGTCTTCCCTGTATTGTCTGCCGTATTGGAGAAAGACAGGGAAGTGGGAGCTACGGTCAGGCTGCTTTTTTTGTCAGGAAAGCGATGTTGTCGTCGGATGTATCGTCGGCAGCCCCATCCTCGATTTCAATGGTTCCGCTTAATGCAAAGCCGAACGGGGTCGTGGAAGCGTTCTCAAACAGAGGACGTGCATAGATTGCCATCTTTTTCACCAATACACATTTCTCTCCGTCTTCGCTTATGAGAGCGATACCGGCATTAAGCTTCTTGCTGTTCAATGTGGCCGAAATACCTTTGAATGCAATTCCGTTAACGGTAGCGGTTTCTACCTCATGCGCTTCCCCAAGAAAGTACTCAACCAAATCTTTGCTTACACTGGGTACAGTTGCGGCAAAAGTGATGTCGCCCGCCGTGCTTGTTACAGCCCAATCAGCCTGCAATCCATGCACTTTGGTACGGTTCAGCGTAGGCTCTGCCTGGGACAGAGACAAGGAATCAACCGTTACCGGCAAGTCGAAATCAGGCGTTACCGTAGTAAAGTTGGTTATTCCTCCTTTAACCAACATGATAGAAGAAAGACCGCTAAACACATCTTTCAACTCTAATTTTGTCTTCATTGCCATAATAAATAGTTTTTAATCGTTTTTATTTCATGTTTATTTTATCACAAGGTCAGCCCTAATCAATGTCGCGCTGAACCCCAATCCATCACTACCTTTCAATGTCAAATTAGGCCGGGAGGCTGTAATCACATCGTCGTTGACCGGGAATAGGGAAAGTACTTTTCCTACAAGGTCGTCCATTGTATTCAAGTCTTCCGAACCGCCCTTCTTTTGCCTTACATACACTTCAATCGTGCAATAGGTACGGACATTCCCAAATCCGCTTCCGTAAGTCATGGCGGACAGTTGCCCCGGTAATGATACCACAATGAAATCGTTCATTTGTTTTGCTACGGCAGCAGGACGGTCATTGGTGAACACATTGTCACTAACCGTCTTTGCCATGTCAAACAATGACTTCAAGGCGTCCCTGTATTTGAAATCCTGTTCGTACCCCATGTCATTTCATCGGTTTAAATGTCATTTTGGCTATACTTTCCGCGTAATCATATGTATCTGACAGTACATTCAGACCTTTTTTGGACTCCAGGTAATTAGAATATTCCGTACCAGTACACATAACCAAGCCTATACTGTTCCGTGGAGCCTTATAGGATTTGAGAAAGTTCACGGAAGTCGTTAACCCATATTCCCCGTTTGTGTCTATCAGCCCGTATTTCTTTATAGGTATGAGCCTGCCGTTGTCATAACTCCGAACCATTATTACTCCAATACCATTACCCCTGCTTAATTTGGGGCGGGTGGCGTTTTTCAGTCCTTGTGTGACGACGGCTGTAATTATCCGGGATAATCCGCCTTTGTAGTAAATACCTACCGCCAATGAGGTTAAGGTATTTCCGGTTACATTATGGTATTGGGCAGATATTACCCCGTCATGCAAAAGCCTTATTCCCGTCTCTGTTATTTTATCCAGCAGATAGCTGTCAATAACATTGCCCATCTTCTTTTTGGCTTCTTCCAAGACTTTAGCATTATCGTCCATAGCTCTAATTTTTAGCCATATTGAAATACAATGTCGTTCCCATTTCCGTTGCGTAGCAATCCGTCACAACTTTTGCTTCAAAAGTCCCTCCGTAATCGGTGACATCCACAAGGTCGCCCGAAAGGATGCCTTTTACAAGACCGGGGATGTCAATGGCGTAATCGCCTTTAATAACATTGTTGGTCTTAAAAGTGCGTAACGACGAACTCCCGTATTTGTTGCATTTTCCCTCATACAGGACTGTCGTTACCCCTTCCCCGAAAGGCGTTTCACCGGAAACCCGATAGACCTTGCACGTGTGTGGAAACCGCGGATTGTTCACTTTCATAGCGGGTATCTTTTATTCATGTTCATGCCTAAATTGATAATCCTGATAGATGATTTCCGGACATTCTCTCCATACAATGCGTATATGTCGTTAGCCATCTGCCGGAGGTTGCGCTTGTCATAAGCGGAGCTCTGCGTCCCGCCCTCTTTATGCTTCCAGACCCCGTTAGCATCCTCGACACTTCCGGTTACGCTCGGCGTACTTGCACACCACATATAGAGGTCTGCCCGGCACAAGTCTTTCTGACGCTTTTCCAGCGTGGCGACCTCTGTCCCCGGTACAATTTCCCTGTCTATCAGTATAGTGGTAATCGCGCTGTCGGTAACTTCGAAACCGACACAACCACGAAGGTATTCCTCTATGGTTGTGCCGATAACTGTATTTTGAGAATCTCCCATGACTATTTACCCTTTACATTCAAGTAATAAAACCAACGCACCTTGTTAGGCACAACCAGTCCGGTCACTTCGGACTTGACCGTCTGTGTCATGGTTTCGTCGTTGAATATCTGACGTATGAGGGTACGTCCGCCGTCATACAGCGCCGTACGTGCTCCGGGTGTTTCCATGAAGATGGGGCGTCCGCATTGCACGTCTCCCATATCTTCGTTCGGAACATATGCCAGTACTCCTTCCTCAAAGCTCTGCAAAGTAGTATATTCTACCTTATTGGAAGTCTTGTTGAACTTTTCCACTACAGAGATGGAGTCTATCACTCTGATTTCCGCACCGATACGCGCCTCGATAAATGCCTTGATGGTTTCATCCGGCACGAGGTTTGCGAAAGAGAGCTGCATATCCGCATCGGAGATGTCCGGCCGTGTTGCAACGGTGTACATTTTACGGAAGTACGGCAGGCTAATCAAGTCCTCAAAAGTCGTTTTCGAGCATTCCCAGTGCCCGGCAGGTGCGAAATCCTTTTCTTGCGAGTCGCGTCTTACCTGGCGCATTACCTTAATCGGGTCTATTGTGGAGCCCACAGCGGTTTCCTGCGTAACCGTATCTCCCGTTTTCTTATACCATGCGGAATCCTGGATATTCTTCTTCGGTACTCCGAAATCTATATCCAGGGTGATTCCGAGCGGGTTATTCGCAGCATCGATAATGAGCCTTCCCTTTCTTGATACAACCTGGTGGCGCTGATAGAGGAATGTGTTGTAGTTACCGCCAAGTAGATTATCCACCCCGTTAAACAGAAGCTCCATTATCGTGGATTCTATTTCCGGGGTAGAACCGCCAATGGCGTCCATCAACATCATCTTTTCTCTCAAAATCTTGCGGCTCAATGAAATTTCGTGCTTGAAAGTAGGCAGCCCGCCCATTTTCAGGGACAACCCGTCTGTGGATTTTGTAGCACCGTCACTGTCAATATCCACATAAGTAGCCATTGTGTACGGACGTATTGTAGCCTCAATCTGCTCATACGTAGGATTTAATGGGATGTTGGGATTTAACGGGAAGCCCATCTGCGCAAAGGTCTGTTCTGCGTTGTATTTCTCTGCGAACATGTCGTTAATCCACGCTTCCAGTGGCTTGTTGCCGGTATATCCCAATGCGGCAAGTCCTTTGCCTACAATATCATAGAATTCTTTGTTTCTTGTGTACATATTCTCCTCCTTTCTTGTTATTCGGATTCACGCACAAACTCAATCATAGGCAGTTGTGCTTCTACTGATTTGGGAATGCCACCTCCCGCTACGCGGTCTGCGTAAATTCTACCGGCACGCACTACGGCGCATGTCGCCAGAATACATCCTTCCGGGATACATACGTCCTCAAAAGTCAACCCGTTGACATCACTCAGATTTCCGCTGGCCGCAATACCTTGTTTTGTCAGTTCCATATCTCCTGCTACGCCGGTATTTCCAGGGATAAACATACATGTCTGTGCTTGGGCGGCCGCTTTTTGCGTGAAAGTTACCGTGGCGCCGCTCCGTTTTACATCCCATTCCGCAAAGGTGGCTTTACCGTTTTCAATCTTTGTTGCAACCAGTTCGGGAGTGTTTTCCGCGGCGCTTGTTACTGAGATAGAATAACTTTTGCTTCCCAATACAAAGGACAAATCACCATTGGAAGAAGCTTTTTTTGTGATAGTCAGCGTTACCACCGCTTTCACTCCTGTCACTCCGTCTGCCGTGATTACCTCTACTTGTTTGCCGGGGCCGTTGAATTTTACCATTGTGCCGGCATGGATAATATCGCCGGGTTTAAGTCCCATTCCGGCAACATCAATCATACCGCCACCCTGATAAAACTCTCGTACTCTCTCCCATACAGGAAAATTACCGCCAAATCCCGTCTGGAATTGGCCGATAGTGTTGAAAGTTCCTAATTGTCTCATGCTTTGTCTGTTTTAAAAGTGTTTATTGTTCCTTTTTAGGAAGCTTCCCTTGTGCCCTCATGCGCTCCTTGAATGCTTCTCGGCGGCTGTTAATCTGTTCTTCGCTGGCAGAAGCAAAGCTGTTGATACTGGGGGACGCCCCATCTCCGAAAATAGCCTTGTACCTTTTTTCGTAATTCTGCTTGGCGCTGCCGATAATATCCTCCGGCTTCATATCCTTTGTGATTTCTACATCAGATATGGCGATATTGAGGATTTCGTCATTGCAGATGTTTTTACCGCCGTTTTCGATTTGAGCTTTCAGTTGGCTTTTGGATTTTTCCCTCAATTCCCGAATGGATGCGGCGTTTTTCTCCGCTTCCCTCTCTGTTTTCAACTGCGCGAGCTCTTTGCGCATTTCTTCTAATTGGGTGGCAAGCTTCCCTTCTTCTGCATTCTTGCCTTCCTCGGAGGAATGCTGTTGGGGTTTGTAGTTTTTCTTAAAACCCTCAACTTCGGTTGCGACATCGTGGTTGTACTGCCCCTGCATCCCCTGCAAGAACTCTACTGCCTTGCTGTAGTAAGCGTCATCAGGCTCCGAGCCTTCTGCTACGGGGGTAAGGTCTATGTACTTCATTAATGTCTGTGACGAGAAGCTGGTTTGTCCAAGCCTGGTCGTCAGTTCGGATAAGATTTGTTCTTTCTCCATTGTGTTTTATTTAGTTTGTGTTATAAAAAAAAGAGCTGGTTAACGGTGTTTCCGTCAATCAGCTCTTTGGCTTGTATGTGCGATAATATTATTCTTCTTCTTTTATCTTGACGCTAATGAAATTTCGGCATCTTCGGCATACTGTCCTGAGTAGGATACTTCCTGAAAGTATTTTTATATCCGTCAGTATTTGCCCGCAGATAGGACATCTTACAAATGTTCCTTTTTCACCGGTCTGTTTTTCATCCCGTTTGGCGTCAATCTTTATCATATCACATGATTTGTTGCTGCAAATATAATGTTTATTTTCTAAAAACAAACCTTTGTATAGTGTTTTTCTGATGAAAAAAGTAGAAAATATACATTATAATCGTATATTTGCATCATATATTATTCATAGAGCTGCAAACTAAGCCGGAATATGTAGGATTTTTCCTATGTGTGCCGGCTATTTTTTTATGGAACACGACAGAATTGTACATACTAAGGGAGGGAATAGCGTGCTTGCTTATGCACAGGTGGAAAAATTGCGCGAAGATAAAAGTCCGCTTAATATAATTGCCCAAAAGGGATGCCAAGAAAAGTTTCTTGCATCTCCGGCAGACATCACTATATTTGGTGGTAATCGTGGAGGAGGGAAATCATGGGCGTTACTTATGGAAGTTTTGAAGGATGTACAAAACAAGAATAATAATTCAATCATACTCCGTAATGAGAAAGAAGACTTATCGGCAATAATAGATAAATCATACAAACTTTTTTCTCAGTTTGGGAAATATAATAAATCCCAAAATGATATGACTTGGAATTTTGAATGTGGAGGGAAGCTTAAACTTTCTTATTTCTCAGACGCATTCAAGGATTTCCAGATTCGTTTTCAAGGTAAAGAATACAATTACATAGGAATAGATGAAATAACACACATCTCTTATGAAAAATTCAAATATTTGATTACAGATAATCGAAACGCTTACGGTATTAGAAATAGATTCTATGGCACATGTAATCCTGACCCAGACAGTTGGGTAAGGAAGTATATAGATTGGTGGATTGGAGATGACGGGTTGGCTATACCGGAACGTGATGGGGTAATACGGTATTGCTTTATGGATGGGGATAACGTGGATAATATTTATTGGGGAGATACTCCGCAAGATGTATATAGGCAATGCCAATCTTTGATAGATTCATTATGGAAAGATGAATATGTCAAATATGGATTTAACAAATTAACAATGTTTGTAAAATCTGCCACATTTATACTTGGGAAACTCGAAGAAAACATAGCTTTGATAACCTCCGACCCTAATTATGTAGCTAACCTTGCCCAGCAGGGAGAAGAACAGCGCGAACGTGACCTTAAAGGAAACTGGAATTTCAAAGCCGCCGGCGACGATATTCTTAAAATAGAACACATGGAACGCTTCTTCAACAACTCTTTTCAGTATGGGGACGGCAAGCGCAGGGTATCATGCGATATTGCATATGAAGGCGGCGACAATCTTGTCCTGTGGCTTTGGGTTGGGAACCATATCGAGGATGTATATGTAAGCCGGGATAATTCCAAGCGGACGGAAGAGTGCGTCGCCTATAAGCTACGTGAGTGGGGGGTATTGGAGAAAGACTTTGTCTTTGACTTGAACGGCCCCGGCCAGGACTTTAAGGGCAAATTCCCGGATGCAGTCAAGTTCAATAATATGGCAGCCCCCATTCCAATGACGAAAGCCGATGAAAAGTCAATCAAATACATCTATTCCTCCTTGAAATCACAGTGTGCTGATATTCTCGTGAAAAAGATTAAGAATGAGGAAATTTCAATCAATCCCGATTTGCTGACGCGTAAGTTTTCGGGGAACGGATATTCCGATATGACGCTTTATAATATCCTGATGAAAGAGCGCAAAGCCATTCGGGATGCGGACACAGACAAGGGTTTCTCTTTGATTAAAAAGGAGGTGATGAAGAAGTACGTCGGCCATTCTCCCGACTTTATAGAGGCAATGATTTACAGGCAGATTTTTGAAGTAAAGAAACATCACACTAAACCAAAAGGATTATGGAGAATATAAAGACACGACAAATCATGGTACGCCGCCCGTTTCGTAGAATATTGCCGGGCGGATATAAAAAAGCAGTGGGTATAATTACCGGTGATGTGGCGATAAACGAACCGTTGGATGCGCCAATGTATCAGATAATGACACAGACTGACTTTCTTCGTGAATTCGAACCGTCCGGTCATACAATCAATGACCCGTACATTTATCCCGATATATTAAGACAGAACCCAGACACAAAGGAGTGGTATAAGGAACGGGTCGTCAGATGCGCTTTTGCCTTTCAGAGAACGATTACCATCAAACATCTTGTCCACTTATGCGGAAATGATATTCAGTTTGAAATGGAGGGGGACAAGGAGAATGAAAAGGTAAAAGACACCTTTTTTAAGTTTCGTACCGGGTGGGCGGTCAAGGACATGGAGATAGCATGGTATGAGGCTGCCAAGTCTGTGAAAATAACGGGAGATACGGCATTTGTCGGCTATCTTCGTAAGGGCTCTTTCCATTGGAAGGTACTCTCCTTTGAGAAAGGGGACACCCTATATCCCCACTTTGACAATGTAACCGGAGAGCTTTCCTTATTTGCCCGGTCTTATTCTGATTATGACGACGAGGGCAATGTTGTTACGGACTGGCTGGAAGTATGGGATGAAAAGTACCTTCGGCGCTTTAAAAAAGGCAAGGGGGCATATACCAGGATAAGGCAGGTGATAAAGAACCTATTCGGATTAGGAGGGTATGAGCTTGTTTCAGAGCAGGAACACGGGTTCACATTCATTCCGGTGGCTTATCATAGAAACGAAGCAGGCGCTTGTTGGTCGCCCTCGCAGGATAGCATAGAACAGTATGAAATGGCTTTCTCACAGTTGTCGCAGAATAACAGGGCGTATGCCTTCCCTATCATGTATTTTAAAGGTGAAAATATTGATATAGAAGGCGGCATAGACGGGTCGGTAAAATGTATTTCAATGGGGCCGGATGATGAAGCCGGATATTTAAACAAACAGGACGTATCCACCGCTTTCGAGAAACAGCTTGACACACTCTATAAATTAATCTATGAACAGTCGTTTGCGGTTATTCCGCCGGAAGTAAGAAGCGGCGACTTACCCGGCGTCGCCATTAAACTGCTTTATTCTCCAGCATTTGAGAATGCCATGAAAGACGCGCAGGAGTACAACCGGCTTATTGACGATATGGTGAAGATATTCACTTATGGCTATGGGGTTGAAACGGAAAATCTTATCGATTTGCAAAACTTGAATGTCTATGCCTGGATAAAACCGTATATCCACCTGAACGAATCGGAACTGGTACAGAACCTTGCCGTTTGCGTACAAAATGGTTTCTTGTCCCGTCAGACTGCAAATGAGCAGGTTCAGATGTATAGTAACCCCCGTGACTGGGACAGGATTATGAGAGAAAAGAAGGAAGAGCAGCAAAACGACCTTCTTTACGAGTTAAAAACCAAGCAGGCTTCGGTAGAGAAAGATAATGAAGTCCATAATCCGGCGGGAGATGATAAGCAATGATACAACCGACACAGCAACAAATACAGCAGGCGAAGGATTTCATAAAACTACGTCTACGCGCTGAAATTTCCATGCAAGACCATTTGGAGGAGCTTCTTGTACAGGCTGCAAAAGAGCTTGTGGATATATCGTTTAAATATGACATCCCGCCTTCCATGTTTCGTTTCTCTGCGAACGAAGATTTGAAAAATGAAGTAAATGGAGTACTCCGTAAACTGCGTGAATTGATTTACGATTATACGGAAACCCTCTCCGTATATGACCGGAAAGAAGACCGGGACGCCATTGTCGCTTTTATAAACCGGGAAGACCGCGGAAAGACATTATCGGAACGTATCAGTATTTATTGCAACCGTTTTCAGTATGAGGTGGAAGCCGCCATTGCCGCCGGTCTGATAGCCGGAATCGGGAAGGATAAAATAAAGGACAGTGTGAAGTCTTACCTCAACGCCCCCTATGCCAATCCTTATTTCAGACGTGCTGCCGATAATGGCGGTGCTTCTGCAACACGTATCAAAACCGGCGGCATCAGTTATGGGGTTGGCAAGTCCAATTCTGCCTACAACTCCTTGAACACCCTCACCCGCTTTGCAATAGGTTCTGCGTGGATGTGGTTTTGGGGGCTTGAACACCAGAACAAAGGAGCTACCGGTTTTTATTCCTACAGAGGAAGCAGTTACCCGTGCTCATATTGCGACAGCATGGTAGGCTATCATCCCATTTCGGAATATCAGAACCAGTGGCATATAAGATGTTGCTGTTATTTTGTATTTGTATAATAAATGTTATAATACTATGTTGAGAGGGAAAGAAGAAAAAATTACATTCAGTAAAGGGCTTGGCTCTGAGTGCAGGAAACTGGGTATCAGTACAAAAGAAAAGGCATTTGCCGACCTTATGGCATTAGGGTGGAAAGACAAGGATGCCTACCTTATTTCCGGCCTTTACAACCCGGTGTATAATCTGGAGATAAACACCAAGAACATGAATGCTCTTTTATCCACGGACAATGACTTCATGTCTTATTTGACCTCTGTAAGCAGAAGGGTCAAACGCAGGCAAAAGGAAAGCATAAAGGAGGGGGATGCGCTGGACAATGACATTAGTGAAGAAGATATTGCGTCCGAACTTTCAAAGGAAAACCAACTTCGCAAATTGATTGCCGCCCGTAAGAAATATGAAGGGAAGGAAGGTTGCAAGGAGTGGATAGACCTCACAAAAATGATAGCCGATATTACGCAAATCAAGAAGGATGAGATAAAGGAGGAAGATACTACCGTTCATTTCTACCTGCCGCTTTCATGCAATAATTGCTCATTATATCTTGCTGCTAAAAAGAAAGCCGGGGGGTAATTCCCGGCTTTTATATTTTATTTATTCCTATTAGCTTCAAGAACAGGCAAATTTGTTTCTGTTGGTATATATATTACAGTTTTGTCATTAAGATTGGCTTGCTGGCGCACCCACAAGTATTGGATGTATGCAGGGGTTATGCTTCCGTTTTCAATTTTAATGGCTTCCGCTGCCCCTTTAGCCCGTTCTATTTCTGCCTGGGCATTTAATTTTTCAGCCTCTAAGTTAGCCTTTGCTTCTTCAATTTTTTATCTTGCGGTTTTGTTCTGCTTTGGCAAATTCAGCCTTACCGGACATCTCCTGTTGCCAAACATTGTAATAGGGTACTGCAACAAAGCATCCAATAACCAATAATGTAAATACGATAATTGGTAAAATAATAAACTTTCTCATAATTGTCTAAGATTAAATTTTATAAAGCCTTTATGGTTTATTTATCATTTCCTTTCTCTATTTCCTTCTTTATTTCATACATCTGCCGTTCCTCCTCGATAATCTTGGCATCTTCTTCGTCAGATATAGGTTTGGCATCTGCCCGGTCAAGGGCGCTCCCGATTGCTTTCAATACATCCACCTGCAACTCTGCATCGATGTAGTTTGCCACATACTGGGTATTACGTACTATAAGCATTGGTAGGTTGTCTACCTTATCCTCCAATGGAGTATTATCCAGCAACATAAACATCATGCTCCCTGCTCCATATTCAATGGAGAAATCACCGCTGACAGTTGATACCTTGATAAAGGGTAAATCACCCTTCTTGTATTTGAGAATAATAATATTCCCGATTTGTGTCTTCCCGAAATCCATAATTCCATTTTGTTGTTAGTTATACTTTAATCTTCATTCAAAAAATCTTCGTCCGAATATTCCCAGCCTTCAAACAGATTGGTCTTGGCTTCTTCCGCAATATTGGGCACATGCCTCATGAAATTGTTGGCTATGTCTTCGTTCCCGCACCAAAGAGTGTATGTGCTGCTGATTTTCTTTTCACGGGAATAGCCGAGAGAGAGCATGTCATTGCCGAGCTTACGCTGTGATATCGGCACTACACCGTTTTTCTTGCAGAAACGTTCATAGTTCTTGTATATGTCGGATGAAGTGAGTTCCAGAGAACCGCTTCCGTCGAAATGTTCCGGCTGGCATTCCTTGTATTTGAAATATTCGGAAACGCTTCCGTCCACAAGCCTCCCATCCTTCCCGGTTACGGTGGAGCGTATCCTTTCCAGCTTCATATCTATCTTGCCTCCCAGGTTTTCCGGCATCCGCCAGTTATTCTTCTTCAGCTCGCAGAGCCCCTTCACTATCCATGCCATAATGCCCGCATGTTCCGATTTCATCCTTTCCGCAAGCATGGTGTCCCTTCTCTCGACTGGGATAACCTTGTCGAAATTCAACACGAGCGCCCGGCGTTGCATGCTTTCATCATCCGGGTCTTCCCGGTTCAGAAAGTCTTTGGGCTGCCAACGGTAATTGGAGTTGCACAGCATGATGGGAGGGCGCTGCATCATGGTTATATTGCCACCTATTCCCCGGCAGGCAATAGGCTCTCCGCTCGATATAGCCTTGATGATGCTCATATCCTTAAAATCCCCGCGGTTGCTTTCCGTACAGTACATGAGACGCTTCCTCGACATGGAGTATGCCGCCCTAAGCTGCTCGTCTCCGCCCCGTGCAAACTGGCTCATTTTGATATTCAGTATCTCATCCTCCCCGAACATATCCTTAAGCACCCGGTAGATGACGCTTTTCCCGTTTGCCCCCGTACCTTGCAATATAAGGAAGTATTCGAAGCTGATATTTTTCCTATTGACTAAGCAAGCACCAAGAAACATTTGCAATATCCTCCGCTTGTGCTTTTCCGGTAGAACCCCGTCCAAATCCTCTGTGGGAATCCAGCTCTCCCCGAGAAAGTTTCTCCATGTCGGGCAGTTAAATATCTCTTTCCGGTCATATTTGAACGGATACATCTTTATGCAGTCAAACTTGGGGGAATGGGGGGATACCTTTAGGCTGTTCATGTCAACCACGCAATTCGTGAAACACATGATGCTCAGGTCGGGCTGTAATTCGTGGTCTTTAATGACGTTTATAATACGGCTCATGTAGGCATACATGTTTTTATTGGTACGGTCACGGGCTGCCACACCCATCCTTTCCAGCCATCTATCCACTGCATCGTAAAGGACATTGTAGTCCATGTATTCATATATCTTTCCCGTAAATACGTACAGAGGGGCATAATGCTCTCCGGTATCCTTTGTTATCACACCGTACCCTTCCCTAAACAACTCTTCAAGGCGCCTTCCATACCTGTCTATACGTTCGGGGTTGCTTGTTATCAATGATATTTCCCTGAATATACTGGAATATTCATCGCAGTGCTTCGACAACAAGCCAAGAATGTAATCCTTTAACTCTTTCCGGTTCATTATAATTATGTGTCGGTTATCTTGTGTCAAAAAGAACATAACGCATGCTCTTATAGGCTTGCCTTATAAAAATAACCCTCTTTTATCTATACATAAAAGCTAAATACATACTGTTATGTTCTTTATGTTCATTGTGCAAATATACAATTATCTGATAATAAAACAAGTATATATTCTATGATTTTCGACTAAAAATATAGAAAATATACACATTCCCTTCTGGAATGCCGAAATGTTAGGATATACCCTGATTTTTGTGCGTAAAATATCATTACATGGTTGTGAAAAAATGGGAAATAAAAAATTTTTAGGAGAGGTGACTACGCCTGATTATTTTACAAATATAAGGGGTGGGGTGGGGCACTGTTAGGGGCGCTTATTGTGATATTTTACAGTAAAATAGTGGTTTATGGTTTATATTATATCTATAATATAAAGTTTCTATTTCTTTACATCTATCTTGCAGGCTTGATGTGATGATAAAGTGAAGAATGGTACAGCGCAGCCGAAGACACCCACCAATGTATATAAATAGAATCTATTTACATTGTGTATTATATAGATAAAATCTATAATATTCTATTCCTTATCGATAACATCCAGCTATTAAAATAATCTATGTTTTATGTCTGTGATATAGATAAAATCTATTAATATATACGCCTTGTATTGGTGTTGTTGGTATTATATATTTACATTTGTTTATGTTAGACTTTGTTGTTGTAATATGTTGGTATATAATATATTATGTCTATATAAATACTGCTATAAAACATGTGTATTTTAAGAAAATATTTTGCAATATTCTTTGCTGTTTACGATATAATTTGTATCTTTGTAATGTAAGAAAGAGATAGATATAAGGTTCTTGTTCTTACGGGCGTGTTATTAAATATTGGGATAAAAAAGAGAGCCTTAACACGGCAATGTTAAGACCCTCGTAAGTTGGGAATACTTAAAGAAGTACCCTCCCCAGACGGAGGCAAAAGTACTTCTTTAATTTCTCGCTTGCAAATATTCTTCCATTTATTTTATTGAATTGATACAAATACGATTTAGGCTTATTCTGTTAAGCTGTGTATTATCGTATTGTGTTGGTCTGTATTACACGCCGTAATTTGAATTATTAACAATTAAATATTACAGTTATGAAAAAGGGAAATTTACCTACACAGGAATACGAACTAATTAACGTGTGTATGCAAACAGTTGAGAACGGAACTCCATTAACATGCGATGATTGCGGGCGTACAATATTTAACATTGCAACTATAAAAGGGAAAAGCGATGGGAAAACGTACAATGTTGGTTTGTCATGCGTAAAGAAGCTGCTAAATAAGTCTATCTACTTCGACCTGGAAACAGAATGGGAGCTTGAACGAAAGGAAAGCGAATGGAAACAAGCGATGAACAATTTGAAGTGGTTGAAAAAGCAAGCTAATGAAGGGAAATATGAATTTTCAGTTTACAGATACGAAAACGGAAAAGAGTTTAGTATAGAACTTCATTTTGCAAAAGATTTCGGAGGATACAAAAAGGGATGTTATGGCGGACATTCTGCTGCAATGTTATTAGATAAATTACCGTTATTTTCTGAATTTGTCAAAGCGTGAAACGTACAGGCGTTACACCCGGTTCAAGTTCCGGGACACGCACAAATTAATAACATAAAAACTTATCAATATGAAAGCAATGAATTTCTACACGCAAAACGGTTGGGCTGGTTCAAACTATGACAGCAAATTATCAACTAAGGAAATAGCCGCAAAGGTTAGAGCATACGCAAAGAAGAATTTCCCGGAGTTTAAATTCTCGGTTCGTTCAGAATGGAGCATGTACACGGATTCTATGTATATTGAGTTAAAGGCGGGCACTTGTATTCCTTTTATTGAAGGCTCAAGAAGCGCACAACGTGGCTACCTGTCAACATGCAGCAGCGTTAAGGCGTTCAAAAACGAATTACCCCCTGAAGTGTTCGCGGTTCTGGACGCTGTTACGACTTATGCAAGTTCTTTCCGCTATGATGACAGCGACGGTATGCAAGACTATTACGATACTAATTTTTATCTGAGTATAAAAGTTAGCGACGAATACCGGGTAATAGAGCCGAAAGTAAAGAAGAATGCACCGAAGAAGGAGCAGGAAGAAAATACCAATGTAGTAGAACCCGTTACAGTCGAAGAGCTGGAAATAGTAGATTATTCGGAAAAAGCTATTGCGGTATTTGGAGATACAAAGTCCATTAAAGAGCAATTAAAGGAAATAGGCGGACGCTTTAACCCGTCTTTAAATTACAACGGTGAAAAACGCGCCGGATGGATATTCAGTAAGAAACAAACGGACAAGGTGCGGGAATTGCTCGCATCTGCAAAGATTGAAGAAGAGTCGGCTGAAATTAGCCCCGAAGCTGTGGAAGAACTCCCGGCGCTTCCTGAAGAAATATATATCCCGGAGCTTGCAAAAGAAACGGAACAGCAGGGAAGCGAAGAAGCGTATCCGTTTGAAAATATTCATTTCACCGAAACGGACAACAAGATAGAGGTGGGAATGTTAAGCGTTTCATCTCATTATAAACCAATGGTTGAAAATGTAGAGGCTTACGAAAAGGAAGTAAAGGGAAAGCGTTACACCGTCCAGGATAAGCCGTTAAATCTTGGATATTACGGCGTATTAGACAACTTGGATAACTGTATAATAGAATGCTATCGAACTAAGGAAGAAGCCGAAAAAGAGGCGGAAAGGCTTAACGGGTTTACGGATGATAATGGGCGGTTAAAGAAAGCAATATAATATATGTTTTGCTTGATGTTACTTTTATTCGGTGTCGTGTTGTTCATCAGCGGCACCGATATAGAGAGACTAAGAAATTATAAAGATGAATCAGATAAATTTTAAGGATATGAGAACGAAAACCCCCGAACAATTAAATAAGCAATGGAAGCGTATAAGCGGTTATGTAAAGCAGCGCGGCAAATTCATGGAATACTTTCATGTATACGCGCGTTATAGTAATCGCATGGCAAAGTATTTAGGTTCATCGCCTTATTGGCACATGTGTACAGGCTACCAATACACAGAAGAGAACAACGCACCGACGCCGCGTAAAGTGTATGCAGGATATTGATAACGAATAACTAACAGCGAGCAATCGCACAAAACGAAAGAATATGAACGAATTAAAACAAATTGCAGAACTTGAAATAAACTGCAAAACAAACATAGACCAACTGCGAGAACTTTTTAAGGCTTACGAACTGGCAAAGATTGGGTATGATATGCAGGAACAGCAAATAAAAGACTTAGAAAACACGGTACTAAACGATAATTGCTTTTATGCAAATGAAGGATGCGAGCGAGCAAACATTAACGCAGGGGAACGAATAACCGATGAGTCGTTTTCGTTTTTGCTGTCTGATGAGGATTTCAATAAATTTCAGGCAATGAAATTGCCTATACTTGTACAGGAGGGAATAACAGACGAAAAAGGAAATTATATCACAAATTGGCTGACGATAAAATGCGATGCGTACCGATGTTTGGTTAACTACATCGTAGATAATATAATACCTGAAGAATTTAGGGAGGTTTTTAGTCGTGCAAAGCTAAATATAACCTACACAGACAAGTTAATTAATATTATACGCCCAATAGTAATCACAGCATAACAAACTATTCTGGCGTGGAGGACAACAAGCGGAGCGACACCGCCTCCGGGACAAATAACAAACTAAAATTATAAAGATATGGATAATACAACAAAATGGCACAACGCCGAATTAGAAAAGCCGGAAAGCGGTAAAACCGTATTGTTACGAGTTGAAAAGTACAAGAACCCGAATAACGTACAATTCATAGTCGGTTATCATAGCGGCTATGAATATTGCGACAAAAAAGTACTCATAACTCATTATGACCGTGTAACGCACTGGATTGAATTACCCGAATGATAACAAACTAAATCATAAAGATATGAACTATACATTCTTTTTCGTGAACAACAACCGCGTAATAAGCGAGTGGCGCGGATGCTTTGAAAAAAGAGAAGCCGCCGAACGGTTTGCCGATGGTGCGGCGATATGCGCTATGATGGCTTTCGGAGAAATAGGCATTTATGGAGTGTCGGAAGATGGCAAAATCATTATCAGCCACCAACTGACATGCAAGCGTAAAAACGTGTTGTTTGCGTACATTAAAAAAAAATAATCAAATAACTAAAATAAGGAGGAACGAACTATGTATTTAGGTTTTATACTTTGGGCTATTATTTTAATTGCAATATTATGGAATATCAGCCCGGCGCTGGTTATTATGTCGGCTTTGATAGGCATTGTATTAGCGATTGGGAAAACAAAAGATAATAAATCTGGTGAATAATATGGATACTTTAAAAGAGGCTTTTTTGAGAAAATACCCACAATACGAGAAGGTTCTACGGGTATATGAAGAGGTTAATGGGGTGGAATGCACATTTGACGGCATAACAAAGCCGAGGCTGTATAACTTCGTCCAGGCTCTTAATGAAAGGGTAGCTACAAATAGCGCAAAGACCTATTGCGCCATGCTTAAATCGGTTCTTAACCTGTATAGTGATATGTATTCCTTTCCAAAAGGTTTTGAGGCTATATTAACCTTAAAAAAGGATGCTACACAAAGTACATGGTTGACAGATGACGAGATAAAAACGCTATTGGCATATAACCCTATTAACGAGACGGAAAGGGCTGTAAAAAACTGCTTTTTGCTCGGTTGTCTTACCGGTGCCAGGCATTCCGATTATGTGAACTTTACGGACGACAATATAGTAGACGGACGACTTATATATATTTCCCGGAAAACGAAAACAAAGGCCGAAATACCTGCGGCGCCTGCCGTATTGCGTATCCTGAAGGAAAACCGGGAATACGGTATCAATGAACGGAAGGTTTCGGATGTGACATTTAACGATACCATAAGAAGTATTTGCCGGCGGTGTGGGATAAACAAGCGGATAAAGTTGTATCAGGCGGGAGAATATATAACCGGCGAAAAATGGGAGTTTATTTCTTCCCATTCAGCCCGCAAATCCTGTGCGACTAACTTGTATTTAAGGGGCGCAGACTTATATTCTATCAGCCGGATGTTGGGACACTCCAGCGTTACGATGACTGAAACGTATATCTGTTGCGGGCTGCGTGATTTGTCGGATAAGGTTATGGGGTATTTCAACGGGTTTAAATAAGATGTTAAATAAATACAGTGTGCTATTTATTTTGTTCTTATGTTGCAATCCATTATATTTGTTTTTTAATAAAACAATAGATAACAATAATTAAAAACAAGATTATGAAAACTTACGATGTATATTTTAATGACTCAAGCGATTCTAACAACAAGGGTTTTAAGGAGTCGTTCGATTACTGCATGAATTATATTGAAACTTATAACGGTACAAATGAATCATATTTTGAGGATTACAAGGGCGGTACTGTTTCAATCGTATGCAATGAAACCGGAGAAGAGGTTTACTCAGTGGATGTAAAGTAATAGGGATAGAAATGGCACAAGAAAGTAAGTACGCATACGACGAAGATAGCGTAAAGGCTATTGTTCACTGGGCTTTAACAGCCCAATTGCCCGCTCAAATAGAGTTGAGCGAATCGGAAAATATACTGGATGTTCAGAGATACATACAGGCGAACATACACGACATAAACCAGCACTTTCCCGACCCGTTTTATAACCCTGCGATTGACAGGCTGTACAGATTGAAGGAATTCGTAGAGAAACAAGGATAGTTTGCCTTATAACCCAGTGGGCTGTTTCGCTTGTTTTGGGTTGAATTTAACCCACTGGGTTGTTTGGGTTATTTCAGCTTGCTATCCATCTTTTCAAATTCCTCCTGCACGGATTTGTTCAGGACTTTAGCGTATATCTGGGTTGTTTTAATATCCGTGTGCCCCATCATTCTGGCAAGATTTTCAATAGATACCCCCATGTTTAAGGCCATGACGGCGAAGCTGTGGCGCGCCATATGAGAATGAAGGCTTGACTTGATGTTTGCCAGCTCCTGGACGACTTTCAGCCTTAAATTGTATTGGTAATTGCTTATTACCGGTAACCGGAAATCATACTTGCGCAATATTTCCATTGCAGGCTTGAGGAGCATAAGGAAATACTCTTCTTCGGTCTTTACCCGCATGTCCCTTATAAAGAATTTATTGTTCTTCTTCGTAACAGTGCTAAAGTCGAACTTGAACAGGTCTGCGTAGGATAAACCGGTATAGCATTGAAATATAAACAAGTCCCGAACTTTCTCGATGCTTTTTGAACTTATTTTCAAGGCCCGTATTCGAGCTATCTGCTCCGTGGTAAGATATTTTATTCCTTCGCTTTTCCCTCTTTCAAATTTAAGCCTACTATAAGGGTTGTCCTTAAGCAATTCATATTTTATAGCTTCATTGATATATCTTTTCAGGCGTTTGTGATACCCGTGTATTGTGGTCTGTTTAGTGTATTTCCTGTGCAGGAAATCATCATAGTGCATAATGTTGGCAGTGGTTATATCCGTGAAATGGATAATCCTTTCAAATTCCTCCAGAGAGTTGATGAGCGAGGCGTGTGTGTTTAGTGTGCCTTTCCTTAAATCGGTTCTTTCGCTTACCCTGCGTTTTACAAAATCGATGAAGCTCTCTTTTTTCTGTGAATACTTTAAAAAACGCTCCAGCTTTTCAAAACTGAAATCCTCTTTGTTTTTTATAAGGCTGTTGATGTATTCGTTTATGTTACTCATTTGCGCGTCAAGCCGTTCATTCAGTTCTATCGACTGGACGGTGTTTTTCACTTTTACCTTGTCGTTCCATTGGTCGGAGTACAGCCGGACTCCTGTGCCAATCCATTTCCTTTTCCGTTCAAACAAGACTTCTATCTGAACGGTTCCTTTTGTCGTTTTGCTTGCCGTGTGCTTCCGGTCAAAAACGAATCTCGCTGTTGGGTACTTCAT